ATCCGTCATCGTCATCATCTGTGTCTGCATTATCTCCTGTTCCGTCGCCGTCTGTATCAGTATCTTCTGTGGGGTCTAGCGAAAAATCGTCGTCGACATCTGGAGTTCCATCGTTATCATCATCTGTATCTGCAACGTTTCCTATTCCATCTCCATCTGTATCAATTGGTTTAGAGTTGTCGTCCAATGGATCGGTACCTTCTACAATTTCCTTGGCATCGCTCCATCCGTCATCGTCATCATCTGTGTCTGCATTATCTCCTGTTCCGTCGCCGTCTGTATCAGTATCTTCTGTGGGGTCTAGCGAAAAATCGTCGTCGACATCTGGAGTTCCATCGTTATCATCATCTGTGTCTGCATTATCTCCTGTATTGTCGCCGTCTGTATCAGTATCTTCTGTGGGGTCTAGCGAAAAATCGTCGTCGACATCTGGAGTTCCATCGTTATCATCATCTGTGTCTGCATTATCTCCTGTTCCGTCGCCGTCTGTATCAGTATCTTCTGTGGGGTCTAGCGAAAAATCGTCGTCGACATCTGGAGTTCCGTCGTTGTCATCATCTCCGTCAAATTCATCGTCTTTTCCATCTCCGTCAGTATCCGTTCCTGACGCTTTATTTGGGTCAAGAGGAAAGTTATCGTCGTTGTCTGACACTCCATCGTTATCATCATCTGTGTCTGCATTATCTCCTGTATTGTCGCCGTCTGTATCAGTATCTTCTGTGGAATCTAGCGGAAAATCGTCGTCGACATCTGGAGTTCCATCGTTATCATCATCTGTGTCTGCATTATCTCCTGTTCCGTCACCGTCTGTATCAATTGATTCTGACGAGTCAAAGGGAAATGCATCATCTTTATTCAATACTCCATCTGCATCTTCGTCTTGATTTGGGTCAATTTTAACGTCGATGGTGAATGTTTTTACCGCAGCGCTTCCCAGTAACCCTATAGCTGTTAGTTTGCAAATGAAAATTGGATTGCTTTCTTGTGCAGAGTTTGGTCCAGCTGGGGCATTTATAAAACTTAAAGAATAAACATCTGGATGAAATTCTTCGCTTAGTGATGAAGAATTGTTTGTTGCGTTTCTGGAAGATTTTTCGATTTTAAAATATTTGCTTGATCCTTCTTCCACGCTAATCTGGCCTTGCATTGAGTTTGGGTGAGATTTGCAGCGATAAGTATAATTACCTATTGATGTAGGCTTGAAGGTTGTAACTTGGTTAACTTGAGTAGCTACAACAGCTCCGTTCGAATTTAAAATTTCAAGCGGGTGCCCACTGCTGGTATTTGTAAAAAGATAAACACTACCTTCTTTTAAATTTGAAAGAGGTATATTCTCTGAACTTCCATTTACTGAAAGCTCGACTCCATCTTTAGTTAATGTATATGAAGTTGATCCATTGGGGGTTAATTCGTAAAATAACTGCTCTCCTAAGACAATATCTCTGTATGTCATATTATTTGGACGCAATAAACTCGCTAAATCATTTTCTATATTTAGCGTGCCTTCTATGTGACTAATGCTTTCTTCCTCAAGCAGCCATTCTGGAGGGGGAGCGATAACTCCCGCTTGAGAAAGCAACCTTTTCATTTCTTTTTGAGTAAAAGATGTCTGCGAACTTAAATTCTCTCCGTTTAATGTGAGATTTCCTTCTACATTAAGGTTTTGATTTATTTCAACGCTTTTACTTACTTCTATAGAACTTCCGGTAGATTGAAACTCATCTATCCATAGAACCTTTCCGCTAATTACGTCTGAGTTGAATATATGGTTGGAGTTCATGTTTTTATATACACAGTTTTTAATTTATCTGACCGCATGAGTATGTATTCTGCAAGGGTCTTTTAATTGTGCTCCGAATAATATATGAAAGGAATTTTCGGACACTCCAGAAACTAGGTGCAGTAATGCAGGCCCTTCGGTTTCTAAGCTATTAGAGATTGTCGGGGTCGCATGAAATGTATTCGGGAAATTAATTTCATAAGAATCTTGTCCGGTCGCTAGGTCTGTAAAGAAAGATTGCGTGGTAGTTTTGCTTGTTGAAGATTGACCTGTTGCTCTTGTTGAAGTGTGCATTTTATATGCGTCGCTTCCGAGAGTTTCATCAAAATTTACATAATATTCTGAAGTGTTAACTCCTGAAATAGAATAAGGAATAATTTTTGTTGCTCCGTCAATTTCCAAAGATAGTGTCACTGCTGGAGGTTCTCCGAAAGTCTTCGGAAAGTCTATTTTATAACTATCACTTCCTGCTGCAAGCGGAGTAACAAAAGATACTGATTCATCTGACCCTCTTGAAACTTTATTCCATTCTCCATCTTCTGATTTTATAAAAACATTTTCCAAAAACGCATCTCCAGATACATTGACTCCGTCAAGAAATGTACAAGAGTCTGCAAAATTTTTTTCACCACTAATTAATTGATCTCCTGTTAGTAGCATAGTATTATCCAATATAGAACTTTTTAAATTCTTGTATTGTATTTTTTCATTGTATTGTCCTGAATTTGAAATTAAAAATAATACTTCATCATCTTTATTTCCTTGAGTATTGATTTTTGCACTGCTTGGAAAAGGTTCTAATCCGTCAGATGACAGTTTTTGTGTATGAAAAAGATTAGATATTCTATTATCTTTGTTCATTGTTATGATCTTTTTGTTCCCTGAGTGCTAGAGAAGGTGTGTATCGTGTAGTCGTCATTAACATTTGTTCCAAAAGTGATTGTGTATGAACTATTGTTTACACTAGATATCGTGTAAGGAATAATCTTGTTTGCTCCTTCTACACTGATCGTAACAATAGGAGCTTGTGAGTATGCAAAAGGAAAAAATATTTCGTATTGATTTGAACCTTTTGTTAATGTACTGCGAAAAGCCTGAATTTGCTTTTCTTCGGTTGTCTGAGACAAAGCCGTGGTATTAAGGTAGTAGTTTTGACCTTGAGTTTTGGAACTTAATTTTAAAGAAAAGTCGTGCCTCGTAACGTTTGAAATTATGAACGGCTTTATTATTCCTCCATTCTCGCTTTCAAGGTTTGCGCATATTACTGGATTCGATTCAAATGTTTTTGGTAAATTTATTTTAAATTCATCGAACCCTTCTTTCAACCGAGTTTTGAATGCTACTGTCTCATCTTTTATTGATGAAATTTTGAAAAACTCTGCGGAGGGCTGTTCTTGAATGAACGCGTTTTCCAAAAAACAGTTTCCTGATATCGACAGGTCTTTAGTTGGGCCGGCCGAATTAAACGAGCAGTTAGAGTTAAAAGTTTTTTCTCCGCTTATCAATTGAGTTCCTGTTAAACATACCGCATTATCTAATATCGAGCTTTTTAAATTCGAGTAAGATATTTTTTCATTTCTTTCTCTTGGTCTAGCCAGCAAGAAGTCTATTTTTTTGTCATGCTCTGTTTGCGGGTTTGAATGCGCAGAACTTGGGAAGCTCTCTAGAGTTAAATCAGAAATTAATATTTCTTTTTCTTGTAAATCTGAAATTCTTTTATTAGGCATGGCGAGTCTTTTATTTATACACTTAATTAATAAAAAGGTGTAATCAGTTTAATGGCTAAACCTTCTCCTACTAGAATCACATACGAAAGGCTTGGAATTATGGTATCTGATTCTCCCGCTTATAAAGAGGCGGGTTCTGTTTTCAAAAACTTGATAAGAGTTCAGGATGTTGATTATGATTTTTCGCACCCAGCTTTAGATTTAAAGTCTGTTGGTTTTGATAATTTAATCGTTAAAGACGAAGAGTCTCCTGTTGTCAGGCAGGGTGATGTTCGGTGTAATATTTCATATCTTTTTTCTAGCGGACAAAACGAAGAAGCTATCGGTTTTAATTTGAGCCCTAGCGAAACAATTTTAAAAAATTTTATAGATGCTCCTGGCCACAACGATAGTAATATAGTTATTGTCGCCGCAAACGAGGTTGACTCTATAGATTTAAACAATATAAAAGATCAAGATTCTTTTGAAGGGTATAATGTAATAGGTTTAGGTAACTCTTTTTTGATCGATTATAACTATGAAGCTTCTGTTGGGCAGTTGCCTTCTGCTTCAGTTACTTATGACTGCGGAAACATGAAATTCGATATTTATGAGCATAGTGACCCTCCCTCTTTTCCTTCTTTAAAGCTAGGCTCTGATAATAAATTTTCAGAAGAAAAAATTAATATAACTTCTGAAACGTTTTCTCCACAAGTATCTGCAGACTGCAATGCAATTATGCCTGGAGATATTTTGATAGAAATAACTAAAAAAGCTGGAGATTACGGAGGCGTACCTTTGGAAAAAGTAAACGCAGCAATACAAAGCGTATCTATCGATGTTCCAATTCCTCGGCAAAATATTTTTGGATTTGGTAGCAATTATGTTTTTGATAGAAAATTAAAACTTCCAATTATAGGATCGTGTGCTATAGAAATGATTGTTCGGGAGTTTGATGAAGGTCAGATAGACTCTTTTTTTACAAAAGGTTCTGTATACGACATCAAAATCAAGCATACTGATAGAGATTTAAATGACGGCAGAGTTGAAGTTTCTTCTGTGATTAATACATTTTTAATAGAGGGAGCGCAATTAAAACAGCAGGCATACAGGGCTGGAATTGGTGGCCAAATGACTGTTGGAACTTTTTTTACTTTTGGAATAGGTAGAAAAAAGGGGTTAAAGTTATATAGACAATAAAAAACCCGCCGAATAAAGGCGGGTTTTTATTAAAGATAATTAATAGTATCTTATCCAGAATACCATCCAGGTAGGTTTTCAACGTCTAAAGCGTTTCTAGATCCTAGTATAAATAAACCTCTTGCTTTATCATCTGGAGCTCCAACTTGAGCAGTAAAGGTTAAGTCTACAGATTTATTATCTCCAATACTCGAACTGAACGACTCTCCTTCGAGAAGAGCTCCCTTTACAACATATTGCATTGCTACTGGGCCATCTCCCATTTGAGCTGGCTCACGCATTGTAAATACTAGATCGTGCTCTTCTGTGTTCCATAACAGCTCTGCTACGTCACCTTTTTTGAGGTCTGCTAGTATTGCATTTACTGAAATTGAAATGTTTACTGGATAATCTACCACTCTGCTGTATCCATATGGAGATCCTAATCTGTTTAATACAGATCTTGAAAGAGGAACATCGATGCTAAAGCTTTGAATATGAGCTGAACCTGCAACAGAATAGTCTTTTTGTGGGTTGTCGTTTATTCCTACGGAACTTCCGTCATTAAAGACTCCAGCTTCTTCAATATCCCAATGAGCTGTGTCTGCAGTTCCAGGGGTATTACCTTTGTTTTCTGCAGTCAAAGATTTGTAGATATGTACGCCAACCTTTGTCCAGTAAGTAGAAGAAGTTGTTTTTATATCTGCAGTAATGTCTGTAGCAATGTCGGATAAATCGGCAACTGTCCATCCAGCGGTTGAAGAAGGATCTCCTCCTCCGGCAGCTGCTCCACTTGCGCTTTTATAATACTTGCTATCTCCCGGATCAGCGGCTAGAGCTCCCGCGACGTAGGTGGTCGCAGCGTCGTAAGCCACTGGCAGTGTATTTATTTTATAATAAATAGTTGGAGTTGCAGCATTTTTATAAATTTGATCTTTTACTAAAGTGAGCGAACCGTCGTTGATCAATACAGTGTCAACGAAAGCGCCTTCTTTTTTGAAGAAATTGTCTCCGATCTTAATGTGTGCGACGATAGCGTCCGCAAAGTTGAGAGCGTTGCCCTCTTTGTCCTTAAGATTGGATAAGCTTGATTTTGTTACTACTTTTGCTGCTGCTTGCTCGGCGGTGGTAGCAACCGAATATTTTACTCTGTCTCCGATGTTATACTCCTTGTTTGCCGAGTAGTCGTCCAGATATGGAGTTGAAAAGCCTCCAACTGTATCTCCATAACCTTCAGAGCCTCGAGGATCTTCGCCCGGAAGAAGCTCAAATTCTGCAGCTCGTCCATCTGTTCCAAGAGATAGTGTTATATCTCCAGGACGCAAACAAGACCAACCTTCTGATTCTGCATCTGTATCTGTGGCGCTGTCATTTAAGACACCACTAACTGCAGGAGGAATACTAAATTTAACGTCTGTAATTGGTGTTCCATAATTAGTATTAACTGCTGGAATTTCAAGATCTTTGCATCCTGTATAACTTTTTAAGTTTAAACCGTCAACTGTAACATTCGCAGTTGGCATTCCGCCTACTGCAGCTTCTATTGAATAGTTTGAAACAAAACCGTTTCCAAGCGCTATAACACTTTTATTGTCTGAACTTGTTGTGTCTGCCCCGACTGCGTCTTTTCCTTCGCAGGTTGTTAATATAAAAAAGTTTTTTCCTGCAGCGTTAACGCTTTCTCCGCAAACAACTCCATCCATAATTTCGCTTGAAAGTGCGCTTTGTTTTCCGCTAACATTCATTCCTAACAATCTTTCATTTATTCCGTTTGTTAAGTAATATGAAAAATCGAGAGTTACTGTGGGAGGCTCTATCGAGACTGAGTCTACTCGAGCAAGCTGACCAAATTGATTTACGTCTTGACGGTTAATACTGAAACTATAGTTTGCGCTTTGTACTCTTCGAAGTTGTTGAATGCCTGTTTTGTCTACACCAGCCACGTCAGTTGCTTTGCCTACGTTGCCGTCTGCGAAGTGGTGTCCTGTTGCATCGACTGTTCCGGCATATAATGCCTCGCTTTGATAAATTACTCGCGCTCGTCCTGGTAAATTTTTGTCTGCCATAATATTGTTTGTATAAAAGTTAGTTCTGTGTTAGTTACATTTTTTTGTATATAAAGGGAAATTTTTCTATCGAGGAAATCTTAGGCTAGTTACTTCGAAGTCTATAAAGCCTACAAATAAAGATGGATCTATATTTTTGCTAACCCTGTCACTTAGCTTGGAAACTCTTGATTCTTCAACGTGAAATAATGGATATCTTTTTGAATTTATAAATTGTTTATAATTGAAGTTTATAACATCTCCATATTCATTGAATGGATAATCTTCGAAATTTAATTTTGCAAATACTTCATTTTTTGCATCTGCGAAAACAGATAATGCTCCGTCTAATTGGTATGTGTTTTCTGCAAACACTACGCATCTAATGTTTGTTGTTGTTTTATCTTCACCTCCAAATGCATAAGGTTCGTTTTCTGAAAGCTCAGGGTTTACAAAAATAGCAGGAACAACTTGTTTGTATGGAGCTATGCCTGATATATCTTGCTTGAATCTTCCATTTACATCAAATTTACTGTCAACAATTAATTGCTCTTCTGTTTGATTTGTTATATAAAAATTGAAATCTTTTACTGCATAAGATCCGCTGACTGCTGTGTTCGACGATCCAAAAGACGAATCAAATATTGCGCGCCCATTGTCAAAATCAAACTGCAAACCTTCGTCTCCTCGGTTCATAAAGGTTCCGTTATCAAATACCCCACTTGGAATGCTTGCGCCTTCGATGCTTGAATCATAAACCCATTGTTTGTGTGGGCTGCTATAACTTACGAGTCCGTTTCCGAGCCTGTCATCTGAATCGTTTGAATAAAAAGTTGATGTGTGATTAGTAAATGCTTCTGCTTTATTTGTTATAAAGTTGTCCGCCCAAAGCATAAAGCTTGTTGTTAATTCATGTTGAAATTGTGGTTTCATTAAAAATAAGATTTTGATACTCTTGATGCTTGAATTGAATTTAAATCTTTTTCAAAATTATTTAATAAAGACTTTATATAAGAAGTTTTTACTCTTCCTCCTCCTGATACTTTACTGTTTTGAATTCCTGTTCCTGATCTTCCTTTTGAGGATCTTTTGAAAATGTATTGTCCTAAGTTTGGTATTCCTCCACCTTCCATTTCTCTGAGCCAACTTAATCCTTTTGCCCACGGCATCGGGGTCGCCTTGTATAAATCATTTAAAGAAGGCGCGGTTATTATATAAGTCCAAATTAAACCTTTTGTTCCTATCGATCTTCTTTTGAGTATAATTTCTGTTTTTTGAAGCAATGATTCGACGGTTGATAGTGGATCGGTCTCTACATTAAATCCAATAAAACTAAAAAGATTGCCGCGAGGAGTCAATCCTGAGGAACTTGATGCGTTTGGGCCGCTTTTTAATTCTCGAGTAACAGGATGAGATTCAAAATCTTTCATCATTTTATTGTGCAGAACTTTAAATTCTTTTTGTATCAAGTTTCTTGTTTTGAGCATCAGCTCATTGTCTCTCTGCAATTGTTTTACAATAGAAGTTTTTATTGATCTATCTAATCGCGCAGACATTATACTTCTGTTGGCCTTAGGAACAAGGTGTAAAATTGAACTTTGTCAAAAAGTCCGTGAGCTCTGGGGTCAGACTCAACATGGAACATTCTTCCGTCAAGCTCTATTCTTTTTGCGTCTTTTATATATTGGTAGTCTTCTATTTTTAATTTAATTCTTACCATGCTATTCGCATCAGGCTTTGACACTTTAACTTGTGCATCTGTATCTCCGAAGTATTCTAAGCTTCTATCTGTGTCGTACCTTATTCTCGCTTTAAATACTTTTTTTACGGGAACATTTTCCACGCTATTTGTTTGAGCTCCAGCTGTATTATATAAATAGTTGTAATTTGGGTCTGTACTAATGATGACTTTTTGAGCCTCTTTATATACAATAATATCTCTTCCAAATGTATCGTGAAGGTTTAATAAATTTGCCGCAATGTCTGCTCTGTCTGAAGGTGATAAGAATTCTACCATGAATAACTTTACACTAAACAATATTTTTTGTGTATATCGTTTTAGGTATAAGGTTTTATGGACGCAGAAGGTATTTTTAAAAAATCCTGTCAAAGGAATACGGTTTCCCTTTTTAAGGGTTTCCTCGTTATGCTTGAAGACTTGCATAATGAGCATCAGATTCATTTTAATAAATTAAAATACAATCTTCCTGAGGGCTGTTCCCCTATTATTGATCAGGCAAACTATTTTGATGATGATAAACTTCAATACTTAAGAAAAAGAACTTTAGATATTGGTAATGAAACAATTAGAAATATCGAAGGCGAATTAGATAATTATACTATAGGCTTTACATTTAAATAATAATATTATGGCAGAATCAACATTAGAAAAAGATCAAACAATGGACGATACGCGCAAAAAGTTGCGTGAAATTTACAGCTTCACTTTTGAGAAAGAAGAAAAAGCAAAAAAAACTGAAACGAAAAAAGTAACCAATCCTGAGAGTGGAGAGGAAGAGGAAATTTCTGTCACTAAGGAAGTTGTAGATAAGATTCCATATAGGGTCATAATGAAGCAGCCTAACAGAAGGCAAATCGAAGAAGCCGAGCTAGAGTTTAGTGTTGAAATGAGCAACTGTATTAAGAGAGGCATTTTGACCAAAGCTATGCTCGCAAAAAAATACAGTGACACGGGCGGCCTTCTTGCGGAAGAAGATGCGAAAGCTCTCACCAAAATGTATATTCGTTACGGAGAACTTTCCCAAGAAAGCGAAAAGAAACAAATCAAAAACCTTAAGACAGATGAGGATAAAAAGCGGCTCGAAGAGATCGCTGGAGAAATCGCTACATTAAGAAAAGATATCATTAATGTCGAAACATCTTATTCTAATTTATTTAATCATACTGCCGACGTTCGAGCAGAAAATAAAGTTATTCAATGGTATATTCTTCATTTAACGTTTATACAAAAAGATGATTCTGATGATTCAACTCCTCTATTTGAGGGAAATGATTTTGATCAAAAGCTTCAAACTTATTATGAGCTAGAAGAAAATGGAGATGAGCTTTACGACTTGGTTGGTGGAAAAATCGCAGCCCTATACAGCTTTTGGTATTATAGTTCTGGCGCGGTATCTACGGCCGATTTTGAAAAGTTAGACAACGATATCGAAGAGGGTAACATTTAGTATGCGTGGAAACTGTCAAGCGCAGAAAAATATTTAGAGATATAGTTCGAGGTTTCTCTGCTACAATCTTTAAGGATGATTATGTTTACATAAAACACTTGACTCCTCATGATCAAGTAGAACTTGAGGAGATAGAGGAAAAATATTTTAATATAGCTTTAAGAAAAGGAGTTCCCACAGAAGAGGATATGCTCGCCTACCTTAAGCAAGAGGGCGAATGGTCTGAAGATGACGATAAGTTTATTGTTGACAAACAAATATTTGTAGAAAATTTAAAAAAAGCACAGTCTAAAATAATTCTTAAATCAGATGTTGATCGACAATCCAAGTTGATCGAGAAAGAAGAAAGTTTATTGCGGCAAAAGCAATTCGAGAAAATTTCTTTGATCGGAAACACTTGCGAAAAATATGCAAAAGATAGATTAAATGATTTTTATATGATTAAAAGTTTTTTCTCTGATGTTGATATGAGGAAGCCTTTATTTAGTCAAGATAAATTTGATGAGCTTGATAATCATGATATAAAAGTTGTTATAAATAGATACAATGAAATATTCGAAAGCTTTAATGAAGAAAATATACAATATACTATACTAGAAGATTTTTATAATCCATATTTAAGTTTTGCTGAAGATAGTATGCAATTTTATGGCAAAGCATTTTGTGACTTAACATATAATCAAATAAGATTAATTGTATATACTAGAGTATTTAAAAATATATTTGACTCAAATGAAAATATTCCTGAAAATATAAGAAAAGATCCTGCGAAATTGCTAGAGTTTGGAAGCAGCTCTAGGGAGGAGCGGGACAAAGCTAAGGATAAACTTTCGCAGGGAGATGGAGGCACTATAGTTGGGGCAAAGGACGAAGATTATGAGTATCTTGGAGTCGAAAAGCCAAAGAATACAATAAATCTTCATGAAGAAGCAAAAAAGAAGGGCGGCACTTTAAATATGGAAGATTTAATGAAATTACATGGCGTAGGATAATTTTGGTGTATTAATACCTTATCTAAGGAATAAGGAAATATGTCTATAAATTTAAATGTAAACGGTAATACGGCCCCGCTGGAGGCAGCTGTTCAGGCGGCTGTAAACAGAATTCGCAAGACTCCAATCAAGGTAACTGTTGACGATAAGGGCGCTACTCAGCCCTTGGGCAATATGAAGCGGGGCGCTGATGAGTTTAGCAAATCGATGGAAGCTGCGAACGCTCGTATTATAGCTTTTGGAGCAAGTATGGCGATTATAAATGGAATTTCTGACGCATTCAAAGCTATGGTCACCAATGTCGTTCAGGTAGAAAAAGCTTTGGCAGATATTAATGTTGTGATGGGTTTAAGTTTGGCTAACTTGGATAAGTTTTCAGACTCTTTATTTAAGGTGGCGAAGGAAACTGCTGCAAGTTTTGATGTAGCTGCTGCAGCAGCCACGGAATATGCACGTCAAGGTTTAGCTGTTGAGGAAACCTTGAAAAGAACCAAGGACGCTTTAATCTTGACTCGATTAACAGGCATGGACTCTGCAAATGCAGTTAAAGCTTTAACTGCCGCGATGAATACATACGGAGATCAAATAAAAGATACTACTCAATTGGTTAGTAAGTTTGCCGCAGTAGACGTTAAGTTTGCGGTTAGCGCGGAAGACTTTGCTGATGCAATATCTCGTACTGGTCAGGCTGCAAAAAGTGCTGGAGTAGATATTGATGAGTTGGTGGGTCTGGTTACTGCAGCGCAGCAGCAAACTGCTAGAGGTGGTAAAGTAATCGGAAACTCGTTTAAAACAATTTTCACGAGAATAGGAAGAACTGATACATTAAATCAATTAGAAAACTTGGGCATTGCTGTTCGAGATGTCGAAGGAAATACAATCGGCGCAAAAAGAATTTTGACTGATCTTGCAAATACGTTTGACTCTTTGACCGAGTCGCAAAAAGCTCAAATTGCACAAACAGTTGGTGGAGTTTTTCAAATCAATGTTCTTAAGGCTGTATTAAGTGATGCCGCGAAACAAAACGGAATTCTTGCGAACGCAACACAAATTTCTGCAGGGGCTACGGATGAAGCTATACAAAAGAATGAACAACTAAGAAGCACAATGTCTGCAATGGCTAGCGAAACAGGTCTCGCGCTTAAAGAAGTTTCTGCTAAAATAGGGGAGCTCGCGATAGCTCCTGGAATGGAAAAGATTTTAAATATCGTTAAAGGTTTTGCGGAAGGAGCTTCTGATATGCTTGGAGATGGAGAGTCTTCTGGAAATAAATTTGCTACAGGTTTTTTAAAAGGACTCGGTAATATTATTACTGGTCCGGGATTGGTTGTTATCGTTGCCGTGTTTGGCAAACTATTTTTGAAAGCGGCTCAGTATGCTCGAGAAAGTTTGGGCTCGTTGATTGGTGTTACGAGTGAAGCTCAAAAACAAAAAGCTATACAAACTTCTTTGGTCACTTTATTTGGTCAGAACGCAGCTCTTAGCAAGGAAATGTTGCGCACCGATATCTCTCGAACAGAAAAGGAAAGAATAATTCTTGGATTGCTTAAAGCTCAGGTAGTGGAAGCTAATGCTTTAAACACTATCGCGAGAAGTTCTGCAGCTAATTTGTATCAAAAAGGTTACGGATCTAATCTTGCTCCCAGAGCAAAACCTCGCCGTACAAGCGCGCAAGGTTATATACCTAATTATGTAGACGCTGAGCGCCAGCAAGCCGCACAAGGTGGGTATGCTGCTGGAAGTATTCGCAGTATGAACATGCCTGGCGAAGGCTCGGTGATATACAACAGTGCAGAAAAAGTAAAGAATTTTAAAGGTATGAGTCAGCCCGCGATTATGCCTCCAAAGTCAAGTAAAGCTGGAGAAAATTATCAACAAGCATTTGGCAGTATACATGGATTTGATCCATATGCTGCAGGAGGATATATACCGAATTTTGCGAAAAAAACCGCATCTAAAACTTCTGATATTCCACGAAATCTTAATTCTAAAAAACTGGGAGATCTGAATAAAGATTCTTCTTTAATTTTATTAACCGCTGACTCTTCTGCTGATAGCGAGTCGAGGTTCTTTGTGGGAAAAGACCCTAAGGGTGGGACAAAAATTTTAAACACTGCAGATCTAGCTTCAAAGAGGACTACGGGTTATTACCAAGTAGATGTTCCGTATTATTCTCTAGATAAAAACGACAAAAGTAGGAAAAGTAAAATAGACTTACCCTCGATACAAAAGGCAATTACTGCTGCAGCATCAGGCAAAGCTCTTGATATAGCCAAGCAAATTGTCGGGGGAGAGAAGAATTTAAAACCTTTTAATAGAGAACAAATTAAAGAAACATTTAATAAAGGCGCTTTTAAGGGCGCCGCTGGTAGCGCATTCGAGAGTGCAATAGCTGCAGCCCTTGACTCTTATTTGTTTCAAGATTATAAAGCAAGAACTGATACATCTGCTATAGATTTACCTTATGACCCTAAGGTGTTTCAGTATTTTGGAGCTCCTCCTGGTGCTGGGAAAATGGGGGCAGAGGTAAAAGCTGATCTAGCTAACAATTTGCAACAAGGTGCCGCCAATAAGTTTTATCAGGTTTTAGCGGGGGGTCGTGCGGCATGGCAATATAAGGATAAAAATTTTAAGGACCAAATGAGGGGGCCGGCTGAAGATGCAGGTTTGGAAAGAAGGGGGGGCGCTTATTTTAAGAAAGGTAGGGCTTACGGTCATATTCCAAACTTCGCCGCAGCGCGACTAGCTCTCACGGGTGGATTGGTTGGAAAAAACAAATTTGGCAATATAGATCGCAGGCAGATGACAAGACTAGTAAGATCTAATCCTTACTTCAACGGCTTGATGAATGAACATCTTACATGGGACAGTTTTCCGAAAAAAGATAAGCGTAAATTAAGCAGGTGGCTACTCAAACAAGGGGTGTCTAACCGAGCCTTACAAGCGTATGGTCTTGCAAGCATGCATTCAAAATCGATCGGAGAGGGAATCTCAAACTTAGCTATGGCGAAAGGCTATATTCCTAACTTTGCTGACCCATTATCTGATGCGATAGGTAGGGAAAAAGAGGCTGGAGTTCCTGTTTCAAAAATAAGAATTGGCTCTCATTCAGCGCTAATGAATAAAAGCAATCCGATTGGTCTGGGCGTAACCAATACAGACGATGAACCAAATGGATTGCGAGATGTATTTGGAGCTGCTAATGGATATGTGCCGAATTATTTTAATCCATGGGAGCGCTTAAAAAGTTCGGTAAAGAATAGCGATTTTGGAAAAAGCTGGGATAAGGCTACGGCGCAGCACACCAAAGAAATACAAAGATTAAACGCCAGAATCAAACAAAGAGAGCAAGCTTTAAGCAAGCATAATCAAGAGTTATCAGCACTCACTAAGGGGACTAGTGAGTATAACGCAGTTCAGAGAAAAATAAGAGACACCACCAAAAATTTAAATAAAGCTACGCAAAAAAAGACTGCCCTCCTAAACTCTCCTGCGCCTGGCGTCGGGGGCAAGATGGGTAGATTTAGTCAAGGTCTCGGAAAAGCTTTTTCTGGAAATTCAGGCATGATGATGATGATGGGAGCTCCTATGGCGGCAGGGTTTCTTCAGCAAGGGGGGATGGGTGCACAGGGAGGAAATCAAAATATGTACGCTGCAGGTGGAGCCTTAAGCGGTGCCGCTTCCGGAGCTATGATGGCAAGCATGATAGCCCCAATGTTTGGACCTGGAGCTCCTTTAGTTATAGGTATTGGTGGACTAATTGGAGGACTTGAGGGCTTAGCGGCTGCAAATGAAGAAAATACAAAAGCATTAAAAGAAGTCGAGAAAGAAAGAAGGCAGCAGGTTGTATCTTCTTTTGTAGGTGCAGATCCTAAGTTCATGCAAAAATTTTCCAAGAACATATTTAAAGACCTGAGCCCAGAAGACAAATCAGTCATGAGAATGGCAGCGCCTGAGTTTACAGCCACTAAACCCCCCGATGTTAGCGAAAAAGACATATTTACGAGAAGCGCAGTTAACCCAATAGCTAAAATGAAAATTCCTTTTTTGTCTCCGCTGTTTTCTCCAAGCGACGAAGAAAGAGCGCAAGCTACGGAATATAGAGAACAGATGGATGAACAAAAGCAATTTCAAAAATACCAAAAATACCAAGTTAGCAATATGAGAAAAGCTTTGGGGTCTATGGGGGATGAAGAATTTTTGTTGCCAAATTATCAAAAAAATAAGCAAGGTAAAATACAAACAAAAGGGCAACCCGAGTTAAAAAAAGCTTCTGCATATCTAGAAAATTTAGAAAACATAGGGTTTTTTGAGGTAAAAGATACTGGTGACGTAGCGAGGGTTGAAGCTCTTCGGTCAAAGTTATACGAAATCTACCAAAGCAATCTAACCCAGCAAGAAAAAGCCTTAATTCTTCAATTAAACTTTCAGCGAGTGATGTTAAAATCCCAAAAAGCTGCCGCGGATACTCAATTAGATATAAAAAGTAAATATCTAAAACAATCTAATTTATTAGATTCTCAAGAAAAGATTCTCGGTGGTTTGATAAGCGAAGAGCAAAAAGTTAGAATTCAATACAATAAAAATTTAACAAAAGCTTCTGAGGCGTATGCTAGTGGAGCTGCCAAGGCGGAATCTGATTTTTCTATGGGCCTGCTTCAAGATATTCAGGGACAAGGTAGGGATAGCCTTAGATCTGCAATAAAGCAAGAGTTGTTTAATCGGATGACCAACGAAGAACAGCGTGGAAAGGGAACCGCAGAGAGTATTTCAAATGTCGAACTCTCTGGAGAATTAGCCGCAATGTCATCTAAGGAAAAAGAAGAATTTTTAACGAGCTTAAAAAATAAAAATAAGGGGCTCGATAACGAAATTAATGAAATACTAGGCAATAGACAATTAATATATGATAACCAAATAAACACCCTAGAAAAACAAAAAACTCTTTCTGATGGTCAGAGCCTGTCTCAAAAAAATCTCAATGAAAAAATTGCTAAACAAAAAGACCTAATGGTTGATGTTAACAGGGAGATGCAAGCTTACATCCGTGGGTTAGATAATGCTGCTCAATCCAGGGTAATAGCTTCTGAAATTACCGCTGCTAGATTTGGAGCTAGACCTCAAACACAAGAAGCAACTTTTGCGGAGCAACAAAGATTGGTCAAGGAAAGACAGCAAGGTATTCGCGAATCATATACAAAAAGCGCAGTTTCAGAAATGCAAAAACTGGCAACTGATAAAGGTTTAACTAAGGAGCAAAGATTGGAAATTGCTGCTGACCCATCAAAATTAAAAGGTATGTCTTCAGCGGCTATTGACTCTATGGAGAAAAGCTTTAAATCAAGAGGAGGGTCGAGGAAAACTACAATGCTAGATCAATTAATAAAAAATAGCCCTACTGACACGGAAGACCAAAAAAAATTAAAAATTTCAAGAAAACAGGAATTGGATGAATTAAAAACCCTTGAACAATCAATTACTGACGCAAAAGCTCAAACATCCAAACAAGAAGACGATATTATTGCCAAGCTTGAAGAGCAAAAAAATAAAGTTGAAGAAAGAATATCAAAAGAAAAAATATTGCAAGAAATAAGAGAAAAAGAATACACCCGAAGAACTGGCCCAGGTGCTTTCGGAGAGGGCGTTAAGGATGCTGGGATAGATATGGAAAAGCGGGTCGCTATGATGGACTACGAGCTTGGAACAAGGCTTCCTCAAACATTTGCTAATGGTTTGTCTGGAGCGTTCATTGAGGCGATCAATGGAGCCAAGGACTTGGACGACGCGCTCAGAGACGCTGGCTTGAATTTCTTGAAGATGATTCAAGAAGCCATGATGCAAAAAATGGTCATGCAAATGATGGGAGGCTTGGGATTTTCGCAAGGAGGTAATGTCCGCAATTACTCGAAGGGCGGAAATGTTCCCGCAAGAGTTTCGAATGGAGAATATTTAATGAGTCGAGAGGCTGTAAATAAATACGGCGGATCATTTATGCATGGATTGAACGCCCGAGGAAAAGCTCCTGGATTTTCTTCTGGAGGAAGAACTATTCAGCCAGGATCCGCACTGGCTGCTAATTTTGGCGGAGCCGAAGGTTATAAATCCGGAAAAAGGTACCAATCTCAAGCAATGTCTTCATTTTTTTATAGCGGACAATCCGGCAATCCTGGACTGCGGGAGGACACCGACGAAATGAGTAAAATATTGGCAGAAAGAGAGCAAGCAAGGTTGAGAGCTGAGGCTGAGGCAAAAGCAAAAAAACAAGAAAAAAGAGCCATGTGGGGCATGCTTGCCGGAATTGTCGCGACCTCAGCGGCGAGCTCATTAATGGATCATTTCTCTAGTTCAAACTTAACTGCAGACGCAAAGGCTGATGGTTATACTGTAGACACTCCTTCTGGGGTTAGGTCTGCCACAAAAGATGGTTACCAATACAGTCTTCTGCCTGGCGCTAGCGACAAAGGATTTGATAATGTTTCTAAAACCAGAAGCTGGAACCCTTTTAGCTGGGGAGGTTCTGGAGCTGGAGCCAGCATAAATGAAAGGCAATTTCAATTTAATGATTTTCAGGCTTCTCCGAATTATGGCGTTCCCCCCGACCCGTTCGGCTATAAGGACCCTAGGCTTGCGTATTTTGGTGGAAAAATAGGTAACTACGCAAATGGCGGACCTATTTCTGGGAAATCTGGAATCGATCAAATTCCTGCGATGCTTAGCGAGGGCGAGTATGTCGTTAAAGCTAGTAGTGCGAGACAGATTGGTAGGCCAATGCTTGACCAAATAAATGCAGGAAAGTTTTATGATGGAGGGCAAGTATCTACTTTAAGCCAGAACTCGGAATCTTCCGTATCTGAGGGTAATACAAATAATATAAATATTTCCGTAAATATAGAAAATGGAACAGTAAAAGAATCTAATGAAAACTCAAAGGATCAGGATTCGAAAAATCAGGATTCTAGTAGTGAGTCTAAGATCGCCCAAAAAATTAAACAACAAGTAGTTGCTGTAATAATAGAAGAACAAAGGATTGGGGGTCTTTTAAACAAGTCTAAATGAGTTTCTCTAATTACCAACAAACCGTAATAATAAACGGAATATCTTTATCTGGGGTTCAAGATGTTAACGGAAGTTATGGAATCAATGAAAAGCCTGTTCGTGTTGCAGGGGCTGGATTTGTTGACGCTTTAATAGATTCTCCGCTAGAAGGAAACTTTTCGATTTCAAGAAAAATGGTAAGCCGGGACCCTCTTCTCTCTTCCAATGTTATTGGCTCCTACGATTTTGATGAAGAAGAAATTAGCGGGGCTATACTTTATGATGAAGCTAGCAAGGGGTTCGGGTTTACTAAAGGTAGGGTTTCCAGGTATTCTGTTTCTTGTTCTGTTGGAGATATTCCGTCTATCGAGACCGATATTATTGTGTTTGGGTCGTTGGGAAAAAATGTTCTATCTGAAACTCGTTTCGAAATTAATGAGTCTTTTGCAAATTATCCATTTGGGGGCGATGATGTCTATTTCTTGGATTCTAATGGAAATCTTCTTGATGGTTCAAATTCAGAGAATTTAAAAACTAAATGGGATGGCGGATCTTTAGTCGTCAGTCAAAGTGATTATAATTCTCTACCTTCTAACTCTCGCATATTCGACGATGGTGATGTTTTGGGTTTGGGCAGAAACGCATTCTCTTCGCAAGTTTCCTATGAGGGAGCTATAAACAAAGAGCATCCACCAATACAATTTTGCGATCAATCTAGTATTAAGGTCAGTGTTAGTGATTTTGAAATAGATGCTGTCAGTGATTTTAGTTTTAGCAGGACAATAAACTTATCACCGATTTATGCAATACATCAAGGAAACGACCAAGAGTGGGATGAGGGCAAACTTAGTTTTCCTAACCTAGAGCCTGTTCAGATAGATACTCAATATCCGATTGAGACAGATATAAATTTCACGATGATCGTTCAGTCTTATCAAATAAGAGAAATTAGGGAAAGAATACAGTCTGCCCCAAAAAGCGATGTATCTATTCAAATAAGGGATTCAAAGACCGATCAAATAATCAACTCTCTGGTCGGAAGAAACGTAAGACTTACAAGTGAATCTCTCACTTCGAATACAGAGCAGGAGATGTCCATATCTTTAACCTATAAAGGTTATGAAACCTCTCACAATCCCGTAATATGAGTAATCCGTTTTTAAGGTTCGAAGATGGAAAAATTTCCTTAGGAGGTAAAGACTTATTGGTTTCATCTGCGAACCTTTCTATTTCTCCATCTTTTCAGGTAGAGAGGGTTTACGGGGATTATGATCCCGACCTGGTTGGAGCTAAGACAGAATTTATTAATTTCGCCCCAATGACCGGACTTAATGGAAAATTGGATATTTCGTTTTACATCTCCGCCGAATCTTTTAATCGAGAAGGAGGTATTAATTCTATCGAAAGACTGTTTGAAATAAAAGGCGGAATGTCTGAGGATCCTATACATTCAAATGTTGTTGGTAGATATTCTTTCGACAATATGTATTTAACTTCTTTTAGTTTTGAGCTTCAACCTTTTAAAATTGTTAAGGCTAGCGCTTCGTATATTATATATGGTTCAATCAGAAAGAATCCTAGCCGAAGATTTGTTCAGTTGGGAGCTAATTTTGCTCATGGGTTAAAATCTTTCGGGCAAATAAAAATTGGAGGCGCTGCAGTTAACCCTTCTTCCTCTGAGAAGTTTGAAATTAATAGTTTGAATTATAAAATAATCGTGGATAGAAAGCTACATACTAAGATAAGAGAATCTGAAAATACGAGTATTAATACTTTTCCCGACGGGGTCTTGCCTTATAGAGTTTCAGTTGAAAGCATCGAGTCTGAAATGAATGTGCAATGTAATGATATTGTCTCAAGCTTGAATTCTTACGGAGATCAGCAGCTGGGGAGCTCTCCCGAAGGGCTGCAAGATTCTGAAATTTGCGCCTTTTTGTACTCTGCAAAAGGGGAGAGGGTCGCTAAATTTTCCTCAAGGGGTAAGATTCAGTCAGAGTCTATTTCTATAACTGAAGGATCAAACGCTTCTTGCAATATATATATTAAGGAAATTATAAAGTAATGAGTAATAATCCTGAAGATGGAAATTATTTTCTAGCTAACATATCTAATTATAGCGGGGTTTTTGACCCTTCTCTTAGTTATAAAAAGTTTGATTTTGTTTATGATCAGAATGACGGGCTTTATTATTACGCAAAAAAAGATATTTCTTTTGGTGGTAATGTTCAAGTTTCGGGTGATTATAGATTTGATTTAGTTCCAGATGGCCCCATAATAGATAATAGAGAGTCGTATTACATTTATGATAAATGGAATCAATTAGGGTTGCTAAACCAAGGTTTTCGTGCTGGACAAGAAATAAGTATACAGGGTTCTATACAGGGTTCAAACGGGAACTTTGAGGTTTTAGAAGTCGAAGAGAGCGTGGACGCTTATTATAATTCAGAAGCTCAAAACACAATTATCTCTGCGTTAGATCTCACTGAACTTGCTGGAGGTTGGTACAGGTCTTCGTGGTTTTTTATTCCTAATAAGGGAGAAGTTTCTGAACTCGACAAGTCTCTTAACTATCTAATAGAAGGTAGTAATTGGATTTATAATACACTACTCGGTTGGCTTTTTATTAATCTTGATAATTCTTACGGAAAAAACTTTTGGTTTTACATGCCACAATTTTCTAACTCTAGGAGTGAGGGTGACGGTGTTTGGTTATGGGCTGATATTCAAACTATCGGGTCTTCAATTGCAAACTCAAACTCTTTTATTTATCTAGGACCTTCTAATCAAGTTAACGACTACTTGAGTTATGTGGTAAATTCTCCAGAGCTTAATGAATATTACTCTCTTGGTAAAAGTTGGGATTATCAGGATGGCCTGGGCTCTCTTCCGTCAGATAGAAAAAGTAAAGAGGAATTTGGACTAAGTCATTGGGTTTTTAACGGAGAAAAAGAAGGTTATTCTATGCCAACAAAACAGCTCATGGGTGCAGAAAGTTGGGTTTTTTGTTCCGAGTCTCACTCAGACTTATATTCTGTTTATTTTTATAATTACTCTGATAATACTTGGTTTGGCAAATCAACGTCTTCTCTGGCTATCTCTCAAGTTTCGAGTTCTCAGGTTCAAATATCTCCAGAGTCTTCTGTTCCTTCGAGTTTTGTACCTAATAGGTTGACCGATGGAGTATCTTCTAGGTTGATCGTTAGAGGTTCAAATGAGAATTCTAAGATTTCTACAATTGAGGAAGCTGGCGAAAATAATATTATTCTTACCTCTATCAATAATTTGCCCAGTTCTAATCAAGATGCTTGGGCGTCCGACAGATTCTTTTTTGATGCAGATTATGGATCTACTGTAAATTTCAAAGCCAATGTGAGTAAAAATGAATTCGGCAATGGATATTATTCTGTTCAACCAAAAGGAATTAATTGTTTGGACTTTGAGGTTAATTTAGATTTTAGAAATAGGACTAATAGGGAGGCTAATGCAATCATTCATTTTTTAGAATCCCATCAAGGCCAACTAGAAAAAGATTCTTCCTCTTCTTTTTTGCAGTATAATCAGGGAATATCTGGATTCAATTGGGACGGCTCTTCCACCTTTCATCCATACGACTCCCTGGATAATCAGTCTAAAACTTTTTACTGTTCAGAGTTTTCTCATAGTTTAAATTTTGAGAATAGTAATGATGTCTCTGTTAAGTTGAGAAATTTTAATACTTCTATATTGAATAAGTCTGAATCATTGTTTATTAATAGAGCTGATGATTATAGCGAAAGCTCTTATTATTCTAAAAATGATGTGGTTTTTTATCCGGATAATCATCAGTATTATTATTTTCATAGCGGAAGCCAGCATCAGGAGGCTCTAGCTGGGCCTCCCGTTTTGATGCATGATGAGTGGACTAAACAAAGCGGGTATTGCTCAGAGATAAACAAAGAAGCGTGGACTAGGGAGTTTTTCTGGAAACCTTCTGTCGGGCTAACTGTGTCCCAGAACCCCAAGGTTTTAGAATTAAATTTGAACGATTCGTATTCGCAGATTTATGCAAACGGAATTAATGCTAATCTATTAAATTTAAATCTAAATTTTAATAATAGAGATGACGCAGAGTGTTATTCTATTCTTCATTTTTTGGAACAACATTACGGATCTGTACCTTTTATATTTTACCCTCCTGCTCCCTACGAAACAGAAAAGGCTTTTATATGTAGAGATTGGTCTCACGTTTATAATTTTAAAAATAATCATAGTATATCTGTTCTATTCGAGGAGTTTCCTTTAAAGCTATCGAGTGAGGATTTAATTAACCAAATATCTCCCGCAATAAAAACTAAAGGAGAAATAATTGCTCCTTCTTTTTTAGAGTTTTCTGAAGAGAATGAAGAGTTCTCTTGGGATTCCGTGTTAAAGAAAAGGTTTTATATAAAAAATGTTGGCGGAACTGATGTAGATATATCAAGCTTGCGCATTTCTTCAGAAAGATATTTTAGAATTTTAGGAAAAAGGTCCTTGGGCGAAACGTATTGCACTGAGGGGCTTGATAGAAAAAGTTTAGTTTTCGACGAGAGCTTTGTTACAGCGCGATCTATATATTTAGATATTTTAGAGCAAGATGCTCCCGAGAGTTTTATTCAAATATATTCTGAAGATTTAAAATATTGGAGCGTTGGCGATTTTATTGGGGTGCTAATGAATGACGATTTATTTCTTTATTCCGCTCCTTCCGTTAAAAAAATAAAAATTTTATATAAAGATTTATTGGGTAGGGATGCAGATTCGCAGGGCTTAGATTACTATATAAATGAGAGTGATAATTTAAGTATTGTTGAGTCAATAATGGATTCTAGTGAGTTTTGCGAAGCTTTTCTTTTGCCTAAAACTTCTGAGCGGCCAGGAACCGTGCTGCAAGTACCTTTGGATAAGCTATTAGATCTTAATCTTCAGGGTAGGACGATAAAACTTAAATCTTATGATGATGGAGTTCAGGGGTTTGAGACTTTCGACGATGGCCCTTTCGCTAGATTTATTCAGTACCCGGATGGAAAAATAAAAGATGAGGGATCTGGCACATTTTATGATTATTCGTATTTCATTAATAGCTCTATGTTTGAGCAATATGGAACTTCTGTCGTTCCTGCTTATTCTGAGGTATATATAGACATAGTATATCAAAATAAATATGGCGAGATTCCGGCATTTTTTTTAGAAGATAATTTAGGGGAGAGAATAGAGTGGAATAATTATGATGGAAGCCCGGGAGGAGGGTTAAAGATTTCAAATGGAAGCGAGTGGCTCGACTCCGAACTTACAATTCAAACTGATTCTAAGGCAATAAAGTCAGAGCTTCGAGCTTGGGTGACGTCTTCAGATAAAGAGCGCAAAGAAGTTATTGAGGAGGAGAATGAAGCCTGGAAAAAAGCCGAATGCATAACTTTTCCTTTCAGCCTAAGATTTATGGATGCAGATAGCAGTCGTTTTATAAAATTTGGTAACCTCTGGCTTCAATCATTTAGTCATGGGGACCCAGTCCGACCTAGAACCGAAAACTCTGAGGGAACTTTATTTAAAGATGCGGTTAATTGTAGGGCTGATTGGCCTTTGTTTGACTCTTCTGACTCTGTTCATTATTTAGGTTTATGGGTTCCTTATGAATTTAAAACTTTTTCAATACAGAATGGGGGGGTTTTATTACCAAGGCCTTTTTCTCCAACTTCTGTTCTAAGTTCTACCGGTGAGCTAAAAATTAACTCCTCTATTTCTTTGGACGTCGCTAATTCTGATATTCATACATTGATAAGTATTGAGCCTATCGATTCATCTGAATTACCATTAGGGTATTCCAGCGGTTGGAGTCAAAAAGGAATTATGAAAATTCATTCTTCAAAAGCTAACACTTTAGAAGATAATGTATCTTTGCCGGTTAGTTTTTCATACTCTTGTTTTTCTGAAGCTTCTTGCTTTATTGAGGATAATGCGGGATTGGGTAATATACAGTTTTCTATAGAACCTGTAGTTTATAAATATGGAATGTTGTATGACAGCGAGCTTGAAAGCTATTATGTAGAGAATAAAGATGGAGATTCGCTAGGAAGAAACCTAGATCTTGATTCGGCTTACAGTCTGCTACTGAGGTCAAAAACATCTCTCGATGCTTATAAGAAGATGGTTGATTACTGGGGCAGGGTTTCATGCAGAATTTGGAGGCACTTGACTAGAACTGACGCTCAGGATGAATTGCTCAAGGAAGCTTATTCAAATCAGGGGCTTGAGCGACTTTGGGTTGTAGGAAACTTTATTCGACAATCTTCTCCGCTTCCATATTTAAAAAACTCTCCTGGGTTTAATTTTGATATAAATTTTATGTGCCCAGATATAGATCCTAGGTTTAAAGAAGGGCTTGAAGAAGCTATACTTTCTTGGCAGAATATTATTCAAGATGATTGTTCTATAAGTGTGGACATAGTTGAGACCTCTCATGGCAGACTCCCTGGAGAATTTGGGTTTGATCCAAATTCTTCAACAATAGCTTATGTCGCATCGAGTGCGTCAAGTTTTATAGAAAAAGGCATGAGGGTCTGGGGAAAAGATTACCCTCTTCGCGCAAGCGCTGTTTTTGCGTATAACCCTGAGATTATGTCTTCTGATGAATCTCTTAATTTAAATAGCTTGGGATCAAGTTTTGCTAAAGAGGTATCATCTCATGAACTTGGGCACGTTTTTGGGTTGACTGTGTTTCATAAAGTGGGGTTTTTCATGCCTGCAAGCCAAGAGAAGCTTGATGAGATAATACCTAACCAAATCATAAGGCCTTTTGACGGAGATTTTGTTTTCTTTACTAATTCAAATGGAGATACTTTAAGCGAAGGTGAAAATCTGAAGACGATATGGGACAACCTACTTGGACCTTGGGAAACAGAGCCTGTGTTTATAGACCAGGCGCAATACGATTCTCTGTCCGACGAATCTTTTTTAAGTTCTGACAATAAAACATTATCTTTGGGCAAGGACGCCTTTAGTGAAAGAAATAACATAACCTCTTTCTGGGGAGATGAGAGTCGGCAACTCATGGCTCATTCTTATGAAAATGAAGATTTTGGATGGCAATATATCGCAGCTAAAGGGGTTGAAAAGTATCAAGAGTTAATTGCTCATAATGGATACGATGATCCAGATAATTATTTTTATGAAAGCGTGCCTCTTAATCAAAGGAATAATACCAATTCTACAGAAATACTACCGGACCTGCACTTTTCTGAGTTTCCAAAAAAGCAAAAAAATGGCATTAAATGGCAACCAGCTTTTCCAGCCGCCCTTATGACCACTTTTATCGACTTAAATAAGGGTATGACTCAATCAAGATTTACTTTAGGATGTATAGAGGATTTAGGTTATACTGTTGATTATACTTTTGCATGTTCTAATGATCACCCTAGCTTAAAAATAGATGCTGGAGAGAACGATTAACATATTATGACACAGGAATCAAGTTCAAACTTAAATAAGCAGTTAAATTCTTTAACTCCTGATACTCTTCTTGAGTTTTTTGAGATAGATTTTAGCAATCTCCAAGCAAACTTTGATCAGTTTAAATTGGATTATGGAATAACTTTTGGCTCTGAACCTATTTATAGGTTTTGCCCCATGATAAATGGAACAAACCCTATTATCTGGCAGGGAATTTCCTTTCAGCCTTTGCCTATAAAAATAGAAGGTTTTGAGCATAAGTCTGAAGGAGGTTTGCCTAGACCAATATTAACCCTTGCAAATCCTGATGGAATATTCTCTAGAATAGTTTATTCTAATCAAGATTTTACTAATTGTAAGGTAACCAGAAAGCGAACTTTTGCTAAATTTCTTGACTTGGATAATTTCCAAAACAGGAATCAGGAGGGTGGCACCAATAGCCTCTTTGCTCTCGAAGATAAAGAAGCTCATTTTGATGATGATATATATTATGTAAATAGGAAGGTTTCCGAGAGTAAAAAAAGCATATCTTTTGAGTTAATTTCTCCACTGGAAATGGAGAATGCCAAGATTCCTGCAAGAAAAATAATTTCTAATTTTTGTCCATGGACTTATAGGTGTTCTGTGGGTTGCAAATACAATGGTTTGCCTATAGAGAGTATTGAGGGAGTTGACCTTACTGAGAATTTTTTAAGCAAAAAGAACCAGGGGTTGTTCTCTAATTCTTCTTCAATTAATGCATCATTACTTGATAAAGATTTAGGTAAAGTCAGGGTAGATCGATATCCAGAAATGCTTAAGTCTGTGCCTGAGTGGAGCCCTTTTGGTCATCAATTTTCTGAAGAATCTAAAAAGTTTTTAGAAGGTTCTGAAGTGGAAATATTCAGTTACAAGTTGGGAGATTTGGTAAAAATAGTTAATTCTTCGTCTTCCAATCCTTACGTTCAGGTGCCGCAAGTTTTTGTGTGCACGAGAACTCATGCATCTCCGGCTGAATTTCATCCCTATTTAAGCAAGGATTATTGGGCTAAGGATGAATGCTCTAAGACTATAAGCGCATGTAAAAAAAGATTCCCTCCTCGAGGCTCCGTAGAAGAAAAAAAATACGCAACTAGAGGTAATATTTTTGTAAGAAAAGAGGGCACCATTCCTCAAGACCTTAGGTTTGGGGGTTTTCCTGGAACTGAGGAATATCCTTTTGAATAATCCCTTCCAAGAATTATTGCTATGTAAGATTAAAAAATATGCGAGAGAAAACAGTGGGGAGGAGTCCTGCGGCGTTATAGTTCGGGATCTTGCGGGTTTTAAGTTCTTTCCTTGCGAGAATTTAAGCCTAAGAAAAGATTCTCATTTTTTTATAGACCCTTATATTATAGTTGAAAATGATGTAGCGTGCATTTATCATTCTCATGTGAGTCAATCTTCTGAACCTTCTGCTCTTGATAAAAAAACTTCCAATGAATTATGTATTCCTTATTTAATATATAGTTTAAAAGATGATGACTTTTATTTTTATAATTGTGTATAGTAAGTATAAGGTAATAAGGTGAAAAAGGTATATTTACATGGTAAGATGGGGGAGAAATTTGGCTCGGAGTGGCATTTTAATGTTAAGACGGTTCCTGAGGCTTTAAGGGCTATAGACTGCAATTGCGAGGGTTTCCTTGATTATTTCCAGCAAAAAATAAATGAGGGGGATAAATATTTTATTTTTAAAAAAGATTATAGAAATATAAAGAGCAAGGAAGACTTCGAGGGTAGTCTTGTACTTAATCAGGATGAGGCCTTGTCGGAAATAGAGTCGGAAGAGATTCATTTAGTTCCGTCTGTTCAGGGAAGTATTCCGGGTTTTTTCGCTGCTGCCTCGGCTTGGGCTGCTAATTTTTTCACTGTAACTACTCTTATTAATATTGTAGTTATGACCGCCATAAGTTATGGCATCGCTATGCTTACAAAGCCCCCTGACGAGGAGGAGGTCGATGTTAAAACTATAACCTCTAAGTCTTATGTTATGAATGGGGCTTCTAACAGGGCTGCCCAAGGAATTCCTGTTCCGATTGGTTATGGAAGATTGATGGTCGGTTCTGTTAATATAGGGCTTGAGCGAGCGATTAAAAAATCTTCTTTTTTGCGATCCGAAAGTGATCAAGTTTTACAATCTTTTTCTACTACTAGGTTTTTGGAATTAATCTGCGAAGGCCCTATAGAGGGGTTTGTCGATCAAAAGGGAGTTAAGTTAGCTCAAGAAGATTGGGAAAAAGCTGTTTTTTTAAATGAGGTTCCTGTGAGAAATGAAGATGGAACATATAATTATATATTATCTGAAGAAAAGAATCAATCTGTAGTAGTGGATCAAATCTCAGACGTAACCACAAGTATATCTATATCTACCGGAGATGAAGATGACTTTTCTCAATCCACTTATTTTTCTGATGGGATAAATTATATCAGGGAATATAATAAGGTTATGTATGGGCCATCTCCTTATACAATAAAGAATCAGGCTTTTCTCGTTGAAGATGAGGATTCAGGCCTCCAGGAAATAGAAAAAGCTAAAAAATACGGAGCTAAGATATTTTCTCATTTTGTTTCTAACGTTAGTGTTGGGCAGTGTATTTTTTCTCTTGCCGCAAGATTATCAAAGAGCGATACACAGGGGAACACTTTCCCTGAAACTTGCAGGTTTGCTATTCTAGTTCAGAGATTTGATGGAGAATTTAATATCCTAGATAAACAATCTGGGTGTCGCGTCAAAATCTCAGATGACTTTAGGGTGAATCACGGAGAAATTGGTATTTACGAAGATGAGAGCGCGAGAGGAAGAGATGGAAGAAGTATCGAAAAGTGGGAGTTTGGATTTAGGTTTTACTGGGAGAAGCTTAAAGATGAGGAAATGCAAGGCGAGAATCTTGTGATGTTTCCGATATTTAGGCCTAAAAATATTGACGAGGCTGTCGAGTCTTTTCGCACAGACGCTCATTTTACAGAAAAAGCCAAAAGCTTTGAAGATTTTGTAGATAGGAACGAAGAAGCTTATTCTTCGTATAAAGAAAAAATAAAAAGTTCGGGTATTTTTTGCGTAAACGGGATCGCTACGGAAAGTTTTGAGTTTCAAATAAGTTGCGATTTTGATTTTAATTTTGGAACTTCAGAGATTAATGAGGGTATAACGTTTAAAATTATTAAATTAAGCCCTGAATACGATCCGTCTATCTCTGGAGAGCAAGATATAGCCGGAATGAGAAAGGTTCGTTCAATGTCTTTCGTAAGCGTTCAGGAGAAGGTCGACTGTTCCTTAAGGTATCCTCATAGTGCAATTTGCTCTGTGGAATTTGACAGTAGGAATTTTGAGAATACTCCTAGTAGAGCTTACCATTTAAAGCTTAAAAAAGTTCTTATTCCTTCTAATTATGATCCAATATTAAGGAAGTATATAGACGATAAAGGAAATAAAACTCCATGGGACGGATTGTTTAAGGGGCAACAGACTTCTGTCGAATCCCTCAATTCAATTAGCGATTTTCACAAATACTGGACAGATAATCCGGCTTTTATTTTGTTTGATTTGATACAAAATCCAAGGTTTGGTGTTTCTAGGTATGGCCTTGAAGAAGGTTCTATAGATAAGTGGCAAATTTATAAAATAGCAAAATACTGTGATGAGTTAGTTAATACTGATTATATTGTGGAGACAAAAACTCAGATCCTTAGATCTTTTTTTACAAGTGGAGTTGTTAAGTTTGATAAATACTCTGACATTCTGGATGGAAATTATGGTTATATGGAAATTTCTGTAGATGATAATTTTTTCTATAATTCTGGCGATAATAGAGTGCTCTTGCAGTCGAAAAAAGTAGGTAGAAGTGATTATTCTCCTCTTGGGCTAAATAGGGATGACCCTTGTACTTCTGTAAGTCTTGAAATGATTTTTGATGAAATTTTGGGTAGGGAGCCTACTAGCGAGGAAGTTTCTATTTATGAAGATTTTTCTATTGGTCGTGTTTGCGATTCTTTAGTTTTTAAATTGAACGAGCAGAACCCTCAGTCAGTATTTCTAGACAGCGATTTCAAAAAAGAGTTCGGGAGCGGGTCTCAGTTTGCTGGTAAAAAAATAGCATTCTTCTCTTCAGATCATAACTTAAGTAGTTTTTCTCCAGATGTAAAGCTTAAGATACAGAAGGATTCATGCCTTAAGAATGGAAGATTTGGTATAGAAGAAAGAATACTTTTAGACGCTGACCCTGTTTCTAGAAAAATATATGTCTCCGGACCAAGTTTTAAAGGAGACTTTAAACCTGTTTTAAATCCTTGGGGAGACGAATTGTATTTAGGGGGCTGCGCTTGCCAGGTGAATCACCCACTTGTTGAGCCTAGGTTTTCTTCTAATTTTTATATAACTGATCAAACTGATGCGTTGTCCGCCTTAAATCACGTTTGCTCTATTTTTAGGGGCATCCCAAGCTATTATTCAGGGAAAATAAGCTCCAACCATGACTTTCCAAAAAAAGCAAGGATGCTTTTTACTAATTCTAATATACATTCTGACGGCTTTTCGTATTCAGGGAGTCATAAAGCTCAAAAGTACACCAGCTCGCTTGTTAGGTTTAATAATAAAGAGAAAAATTTTGCACCAGATGTCATTGTTGAAGAGGATTCAAAAGCTCTTCAAAGAATAGGGTTTCAGCAAAAAGAAACTATTGGATTTGGGATTACTTCTGAGTCTCAAGCTAGAAGGCTTGCTAGATGGACTCTTCATACTGCTAATTCGGAGGTTGATGCAGTGTCATTTAAAACGTCGCTCCCCGCAAGCTTATTACATCCTGGTTCTGTTTTTGAAGTGTCTGACGAAATGAGGGTTGGTAAAGGTCGAAGTGGAAGAATTTCTGAGATAATTATGACTAGAAATTATGATTTGCTGAATGAAGAAAATGAATCTGCTCTTATTGAGGATCCCTATATTTTGCTTGACAAGTTCGTAAGTCAGGGTCCTAACCCTTCAAGGGTTGAGCTTTCTGTATCTGTGGGCATAAGTAGCGGGTCGTTTTACTCAATAAATAATAGATCGTTAGAAGAAAAAACTGTGGACGATCAAGACACTGAAATTGATAATGTGCAGTCTTCTCAGATACTTAGGTTTGACTGTTCCGTTGGTAGCTTAGGTGAAGTTGACGAAAGGCCTATTGGTGTTGGCCGACCTTCTATACTTGAAGATTTTTTGTTAAAAATAAGTTTAGAGGTTGATTCTAAGAATAACTCTTTTAAGGCTTATAAGCATGGATTTGTATCTGGGTCAAGAGTTAGATTTTTATCTAATGGAATTTTGCCTGCTGGGTTGGATGTTAATCGAGTTAATGATCGTTCCTACTTTATTATTAATGAGACTGACCATACTTTTCAAGTATCAAAAACGAATAACGGCGAACCTGTTTTTATCTATAACGAAGGGTTTGATGCTTTTCTTCAAAGAGGAGGTTCTCATTTTGTTTGCCCTGAAAACTTAAACGGGAAAACTTCCGCCGCAACTTTAGAATATTTAGGGCAAATACAAAAAGGTGCAAATTTTTCTATAAGCGGTAATGTGAATTCTGAAGTTAGTAACGTTGGGACTACTTCTTTAAACTCTTCTGAGCTTTCTAGTATAGGGGTATTAAATACTAGTTTTGCTAATTTTTTGTCGTGGCAATATTCTACTATACTTGGGCAAATATACATTTCTTCGAAGGAATGGGTTTTTTCAATTGATTTTGGGTGGGTTTACGTTAGTTATATTATTGATTCTCCGGTGGGTGATAGGTGGATATTTATCGAAGATATGGGGTGGACCCTTATAGATGCCGCGCAAGATTATTGGTGGATACCTTATTACCACGAACATCAGACTATTAGCCCTTGGGTTTTTAAATCTGACAAAAATGAACTTTTTATTCGAGACTCTGATTGGGCCAGCAAGAAAAAAACTGATTATGTTTATATAGGCGGATATTCTCATAATCCTTATGGTAAGAAATTTTTAATAACTTATGTCTCCGAAAGCTCTTTGGGTTATTGGGTTAAACAGCCAAGCCTCGAGCTAACTGAAGGAAGCCCTTCCGATCCCCCTTCGTCGCCGGAATCTGTAGATGTAAGTGGTCCCCATCAGGACAGTTCTTCATTGGATCATATTTACTACATAGACAGTTTAAGTTCTGAGCAGGGGAGTGAGGCTATAGGAGTTAAGCTTTTAAGCTCTCAGCCTTTGGGCTCAAGGATTAATCCTAACGTAATAATCGAAGGGTTCGAAAGTGAAAATCATAATTTCAACGCGTTAATTAATAAAAAATGGGAGGCAGTTTATATTGACGATCTTAATCTTGAGCTTATAGCTTCAAATCTAGAGGCTGCTGATTTTCTGCAAGATTCTTATCAAATTTATGATCATGGAAAGGTGAAATACGAGAGTGTTGCTTCCTCTATTTTTTCAAATTTTTTAGAAAAAAAACTGTATAGAACTTTATCAGTAAAAGAGTTGCCTGATGGAGAATTTGAAGTTTCTGGTATGGAGTATAATTTTCAAAAATTTAAATCTGTTGATGAAAATGAATCTTTGAGGACTCCTTATTTTCCTATACCGCCGCAGGCAGATATGAGTGTTCCTGATTCTCCTTCTGATTTGCAACTTGAAGATAATACTTATAGGGGTGTATTTAAGTAAGATGGCTACAACAATATTAGGGTTAAAGTTTAAGGTTAATGATCTTTCTGCTAGGTATGAGGTTGTTGGGACGTCTGACAATTACTCTTTTTCTTATGATCTTGGTAAGGGCGAGGACCTGGTTGAGAGCTCTGTCAATAATCAATACAGCAAGTCTATAGATCTTCTAGGAAATTATGGCGTTTTTAATGTGCGGGTTTTTGCCGAAACTTCTCTGGGGATAAGGTCACAATTTATTGAAGAAAATGTAGTTATCTCTCCTCCAAGTTTTGGTGGAACTTATACGTTTTCTAAAATTCAGATGTCTTCACTTGGTAAAGATTTTGATCCGTTTATAAATAAAGCCGCTAGTCAGCAGGATAATTTATTAAACTGTTCTTCTGTGTTTGCCGGTAGGCATGTAAATATAAAATGGGAGGTATCTCCTCCTCCAGGCCACCCTTTGGAGGGGCAATCTATTTCTTCAGAATTAATGTCCGATCCTTTTTTTGATCACTTTGAGTTAAGTCTAAAAAGTGGAAACCCTGGCCTAGATATCTCCAGTTTAAGCTCTTCAGAGCCTTTGATGAATACTCTTAAAACTGAAGAGGTTAATGAAGCGCTCTCTAATTATCGAGAGAATTTTTTAAATATAGATAATTATATTTTTGAGGATTTAGATTTAGCTAGAAATTTAGACCTTCAAATTGTGTGCGTGGATTCTCTTGGTGATACGTGCACAGGTTTGATTAGCGGGTTTAATCCTGCTCCTGTTTTGAGTAGTTTTTCTAATTCCACTTCTTCATCTAAGACTTCTTTTTCTTGGAGCTCTGAAGATTTTGACTTTAGGAATGTTCAGGTTTCTTACCTTGCTGTGCCTGATGGGCATTCTATATATGATGACCAGGATCTTCAGAATAGTATACTTCATTTAGAGTCATTAAGTGCAGCAAAAGAATATATAGCTTTACCGGATTTTAGTTATCAGGTTGGAGATCTCGCGCTATATTCTGATGATAATGTATATAGAGCTACTCAAGATCATATAGTTGACTCTTTGAACGGCCCTGGAAATTTAAATTTTTGGGAGGAAGTCGGGCCTAAGGTTAATTTTCATTCTGATACAGAAACTGTTAATTTGAACTTTTTTGAGAATGTCCAGTTGTGGGGATTCAATTATTACTATTCTTTATTACCTTTTGATGAGTTTGGGGCTGGAGATGTTTTTAATGTTACCAGTGAAGGCTTAAGTAGGAAGGGTGAGGGTGGTGAACTTAGGAGTTTTAATACGTCTGTTGCGATTAGTGATTTAAATTTTAGGGAGCGAGGCGATGATCTAGTTTTTTCTTGGGGCTTTTTTGATGAAAAAGGTAATAAGTTGGACCTTACTGATTATAGGGTTAAATCTGATAGCATTGATGCAAGTGAGCAGCTGTTTGTTCAGGCTTACATTTTTGATGTAGACACTCTTGATGTTGTTTACGATATTGACCCCCTAGATCCCTCTATCTTTGATTATTTTGAATACAATAGAGATTTAAATAATTCAATATATCTTCAGGGAGGTTTTCCTCCTTACGCTCAAGAGTTCGATCCTGGTCAAGTTTATTCTCCTGATGGATCCAATAATTGCGCTTTTATTGAGGGGCAGTATAAAATTTTTAAGTCTGTAGCTCAGAACAGCTTTACTTCTCCTTATGTTCGTCCTTACTATAAGGATTGGATTAGCGAGAATAATTATTATTCTGTTTCTGATGAAAATATTGTAAAATACGATGGGGCCTTATATAAAGTTATACAAGACATTGGGCCTCTCGCTCCATCTGTGGTTGGTTTTTTTAATGAAGAGTTCCTGTCTGAGAATTCTGAATATTATTCTATAGGAGATTTAGTTTTTGCTCCTGATATTGATATTGAAATTTTTAACCCTTCTCTATCTTTTAATGTTGGGGAGTTGGTTTTTTATAGAGGGTCTGTTTACAGATGCCTTTCTTCTCAGTCTAAAGGTAACGCAATTTATCCGAATTTAGATTCTGAATTTTGGCGTAAAGAAAATCCGGTTGAAGATTTTTCATGCTCTGTCTTTAAACTAATATACGATTCTTCGATCGAGCCAATGGGGGTAAGTCCAGCTTCAGTTAACTCGGGTTGGGAAAGGGTTACTCCAAATAATAACTCTGATTATTTTTCTTTATTTGCTGGGCCTTTCAATTATAATGTCGTAGAGTGGAGCGAAGATTATGATTTTTATGAGGGAGACTTTACTGTTTATGGAAATGATATTTGGATATGTCTCGCGCCAAATAGGTCGCAGCGACCCCCTGAATATTCTAGCTCCTGGAGCAATCAAATTTTTTCGTCAGATTCAAATTCATTTCAAGATATAGTTGCTGATTATAAGTTTGAGGATATTGTATTCCATAACGATCAGGTTTATAAGTGCTTATCTGATAATCCTACTGGCGCGCCTATATCTGCTATCAGCGAGCCTAATAGGAGTTCATTAAGTAATTATTTAGATTCTCAGTGGATTCCTTTTTGGGAAGAGGATCTAAGTGACTATGGTAACGTATTTGGTCATGTAGGTATCCCCGAAAGCGGAAAAAGAGATATAGGCATAGATGTTTCTTTGGTCAATCTCAATGGCGACATATTAGACTCTTCGCGAATTATTGCGACTAATCCTCCTCCAAGAATATTACCGCAAGGCTTTAGTGTTGACAGTACAAGCATGGCTTCTAGGGTTAGATTTAATTTTAATTACGATCAGGGATTTCAAGAAAAAACAACGAAAGTCAATTTGTATAGATCTAGCTTTCCGGATTTCGATATAACCGGATCTGATAAATTTCCTCTTGAGCATATTGGTGCAGATTCTACATTCGTAAAGTCTGTGTTGGGTGCTGGAGATGCTACGTTTGGCGATAATATTACTGAAATTTTTGACGATCCTCCTTTATATGTAAACTCAGAAGGTATAGAGGAGGCTACTGGTTATTATTATAAAATTCTGCCTTTTGATGATTTTGGGTCCGGAGATTTGTTTGGAGTAAACCCCAGTAACGATGGAGGTCTTGACAAGATCATAGTTTACCCAAAAAACTTTCACAGTCAAAATCCAACAGATCCAATTGGAGAAATTCCCAAAGCATCCCAACCAAACCTGGGTCCAGATGGGGGTATAATTTTATACGAATCTATTCCTGGTCCAGCGCAAAACTTAACTGGAGATACTGCGTTTGTAAACTACTTCTTGAATTGGGATATGCCTACTTCAGAAAGGGATGAGAATGATAATTTTGTTAAGAGAGTTCCTAATGATATTGATTATTATGAAATCTGGGAATCTACAGGTAAATATATAAACTACAGTTTGGATGGAGGAGTTAGTTCAAGCTTTTTGAATCAAACTACTAATCTAAATGGTTATAGAAGAATTATTGGAGATCTTGAAAGCTATGGAGATGTACCTTTAGAGGCAATTGATATCGCAGAAAGTATAGTTGGTGCAAAAAATATATTTGATGTAGACGCTCGGTCGCTGTCCTTAGAAACCACTTACAAGGGGGAAGTTAATGATAGAAGATATTTTTGGGTAAGACCTGTAGATTTTGCAGGAAATAAGGGACCTTTTACTGGAGCCAAAAATTTCGATGGAGAGTACGTTGAGGGTTTAGAGTTAACACTGGGACAAGCAAAAACTACAGATATTGCTGACTTTGAGCAAAATATAACAAAAACATTTCCTAATACGGTAGCTTTGGTTCCCAATAACCCTTTTAAAAATCAAGACCCCAATAGTTCGTCTATATCTTGGGAAAGTCATTATTTGTATAATAACGGAACTGGCTATTATATTTCTGCAGGTAGCACAGACGATAAATTTCTTTATTTTACGGGAAGTTCTTTAGAGTTAACTGAAGACCAAAAGAAGGAAGAATTAAAGTTGGGTCAAGCTGGAGGAGGAACTCTTGACGACTCTAAAAATAATCCCCTTAGGAATGTAGTCTTTACTGGAGATTACGATTCTGTAAATTATCATCCCGCTGGACAGGGGCAGGGTACCGACGATGAGCTTCCGGCAGTAGTAGATGATAGCGATTTTATAATAGCAAGAAATGTAAACGGCATAGCTTCTCCAATGTGGCACGCATTTGCTAACGCATTGATTGGTAGTGCTCACATAGAAAATGCCGCTATTACAAATGCAAAAATTCATAACTTAACTGCAGACAAAATTAGAAGTGCAGAAATAAAAGGTCAAGATATTCAGGTGGGTCTTGGTGGGGGTAGCGGTCAAATTAGGAGCGCTGGCTTCGATGGTCTTGCTGATACTGGAAAAGGTTTTGTTGTTAGTGGAGACGGAAGCTTCGTTTTTGCGGCGGACGACGGAAGATTACACTTTGATGATGGCGAACTTGTATTAGAAGGAAAGCTTAAGCAAGTTGATGGTAAAGAATATACATTTATAGATTTAGATGCTTCGCCTGATTCTTTCTTTTATAGTGAATTGTCTGATGGAACATATGTTAGTGATGAACCTCAAACCTGTGAAATTAGGGCGTCTTTTCAAAATAGTTTTGTTCAAGAAAATCAAGTTAGATTTAGAGTCAGTAATCCTAATAATGGATATGAATTTATTAAGTATAGCGATTTTGATGATGATCCTACGACATATGGTAAATACAATATAAGCGGATTTAAATATGATCCAACCGATGGTGACTTTGTAGGCGGAGAACCTAAGGTTGCTACTGCGGAATTTAATGTAACTGGATTTAATCAAATGATTAATACTGTTGATCCGCAGCTTACAACAATTATTGTTTCTGCATCAGGATTAAATACCTCAACCGAAAGATCAATTCCAATTAATTTTGTAGCCGATGGAGCGGCTGCTGTATATGTAGAACTTGCTGCAACTCAACAAGTTTTTGAATACGATTCGGATGGAAATGAGCTTGCAACGAATAGTGATCCTACATTAACTGCGACGGCATATAATGCTGATGGATTGATATATTACAACTTTATTTCTGGCGGATTGAGTTTGCAGAATTCAGTATCAAATTATTATCAAGTGACAGGTATACCTGAAAAATTTGAAGATATGCCGATAGCTTTTTCTGTGGATATAAGTGGACAAGACGATTCTTCTATACTTGCTTCTGATCGTTTTACATTTTTCGGAACGCATCCAGGTAAAGATTCGTATACTGTTTTTCTAACAAATGAAAATCATACATATCCAGCAAATGAGAATGGGCTTGTTCATCCTGATGATCTTGAAGTAGGTAAAACTCAAGTTAGGTTTTTTAGGGGAACTGGAGAATATAGATATGATCAAGCTGGTTCTGCAGATAAAAGTTTTAGTCTTGTTAGTGTCACTAGCAGCCATCAAAATGTTGTTACTCATTCTGAAGATCCACAAGGGGTTGGTGTTGATAGAAAACTTTTTGTTAAAATGGCCGCCTATCCTGACGATAAAAATGAGGGAACTTTTACAATAAAAGTAAAAGACAATCAATACAGCGATGTTACTTTTGAAAAAATATACACCTACTCAAAATCAATAGAAGCTGCCAAGGGAAGAACTGTTGAGTTGTCTGCCGGTGCACAGGCTATTAAGTATGATACTGCGGGTGATAATCCAACACAAAATCAAACAGTTGAAATAACCGCATTTGCGACTAATTTCATTGCGGCAGCGCAATATGAATTTTTCATAGGAAATACTAAAATTCAGAACAAAAATGTGGGTGCTACTATAGAAATTAACATTCCTGCTACTCATGATGGAACTGCAACAACAAGTAATCCAGACGACCCCACTAATTCTGCAACTTATAATTTACCTGTTACAATAGAATGTAAAGCATATGACACGACAAAAAATGATACTGGAGATGTAATCGACACTAATCCAAGGGCTACAGACCAAATTACAATATTCGGTCTGAAGGAAGGCTCTAATGCTATAACTGTAATTCAGTCTCAGCAGTTTGTTAATGTTCCTGTAAAAAATGATAGCTCTGGTGGAGTAACTGATGTAGATGTTTCTAATACAGAAAATATATTAACTGTTTTTGATGGAACAAATCAATTAAATTATAAATCGGGCTCTGTTCCGACAGACATAGATGATGGAGATATTGGTTTTTATGTTGCTGCTACTTCATCGTCTTTAACGGTAACCTCTGGGGCTGTTACCGGTCCGCCTAAGCAATTTAAAACAAGCATAGCTCAAGCCTCAGATTGGTTTACGAGCGAAAATTCAGCCAAAATAAATTATGCAATAACTGTAATTGACCATGATGAACAAAAAAGAGAATTAGATGCAGAACAAAATTTAGTTAAAACTTTTGATGGAACAATAGCAAGAAAAGTAGATTTAACTGCTGATGATCAAACAATAGAGTATGATTCCGCAGGAAATACTGATTCGGGTCAAAAAATTACTCTTACCGCTACGGCACATAATACAATTGGAGATGTTTACTATAAATATACTGTAACAGATTCTAGTGGAGCTGTTGTTGATAATAGTCTAGATGTAAGCGGATTTAACAAGGATGATACAGAGGTTAAATATACTGTACCACAAGTAATTGGCGGCCCTGTAAAAATTAAAGTTGAAATAAGTGAAAAGTCCGATGGAAGTGTTGTTCTAGCAACAGACGAAATTACAATTTATTCTTTGAAGAACGGATCTGATGTTATCACAGCAATCTTAAGTAACGAAGCTCATTCTTTAACCAAAGATTTTGAAGGAATAATCACTTCTACGGGAAGCGGAACAGATATTAAAGTTTTCCAAGGGACACAAGAATTAACATTTGTTGCAGGAACAGTAAACCCTTCGGGTGAGAATACTTTTACGGTAGAGGATTCAACTATAGGCGGAGTTACTAATGGAAGCATGGCCCAGCATGCAGATCAAGACAAGAAGTATTGCGTTGTAGAACCTCATGACTTTAGCTCTTTCACTGGTCAATCTGCGACGATTACATATACAATAAAATTTAAAAATGACGTTGGAGAAACAGGCACCATAACGAAACAACAAACCTTCTCTATATCTCAAGAAGGAGAACACGCAAGAAAAGTTGATCTAACAGGAGACCAAGCTGTAAAGTATAATACTGCTGGAAGTTCTCCTGATCCTGATGAGATTACATTAACTGCAACCGCACTCAACCAAAGGTCAAGTTCGACTTTGCTATATAGGTACAGCCTTGTCGGAAATACAATAGGTACTCTTAAGGAGGGCAACAGCACTTACAACGAAGAGTTCATCAGTGAGAATACAATAAAGTATAATCCTCCTGACAATAAATTTAAGGTTGCTACTGTTATGGTTGAAATGCGTGAGGATGGAACTGATGTAGCTAAAGATACATTAAGTATTTATGGTATTCAAGACGGCTCTGATGTTATCACAGCAATATTAAGTAACGAAGCTCATACCCTACCTAAGAATTTTAATAACATTGTTGATTATTCAGGAAGCGGAACAACTATTCAAGTATATCAAGGTACTACTGAGTTAGCTGTGGTCGACGACTCGACCACACTTTCTGCGGGAAAATACAAGATAAGTACAGCGGCAGCCGGTATACAAGCTAATCGATCGACAACAACATTAAATGAATTCGATAACGCATCAAATTTAACTGCAGATGCTGCAAGCATAACGTTTACCATAGAAGGAAAAGATTCTGACGGCAAAGATTTCTCAATTGTTAAGACGCAAACCTTCTCTATATCTGCACAAGGTATACTAGGTAATAGAGGGGTAGGTATAACGTTTAGAGGAGTTTATGATCCAACCGAAGAAGAGTATATTGGCGCGGTTGATGGAGGGAACAGAGGTGATGTGGTTGAATATAATGGTTCATATTATTTGTGTATACAAGATAATGGGACTAAGGCAGGCTTATCAGTAAAAAACCCTACTGATGGCGCGTACTGGGAAGGGTTTGGTGCTGAGTTTTCAAGCGTAGCAACAGATATATTGTTGGCTCAAGACGCCGCAATAACTAGATCTTTGGTGATGGGCAAAAATACTAAAGATCCGTCGGGAAGCGGAGGAGTAATAAGAAGCGCAAATAAAACGGGATTTGGAGATGGTAACGAAGGATTTTTCCTTGGTGATACTGATGTTGTTGAATTTGAAGTTGGTGATTCTGATTCTTTTATTAAATTTGATACTGATTCAGATAGAGTAGAAATTAAGGGTTCATTGATTATTAATAGTAGGGATGATAGTAATTTAAATATTAATTCTATAGATGGAGAAGACGCAACATTTATTGGTGGTGGATATAATAATTCGATATCAGGTTTGGGTTCCTCGATTGTTGGTGGGGGAGAAAATGATATAAGCGGAAGGTTTTCTTTTATAGGTGGTGGTTTTAATAATAATATGGGCGACAATTTCTCTGCTATTGTTGCTGGATACAATAACGAAATGCCAAATACTGGAGAGCTGCATCAAGGAGCTAATCTTATTGGGGCAGGAATACATAATATTATTGACGGAGGAACTTCACAAACTATAGTAAATGGAAGCGAAAACCTTATTCATCAAACAGGAAATGTTGGGGACGAGCTTGTAGCTTTTGATGGTCAACAAGGTTGGCTTTCTCCAGGTTTTCTTGGAACTTTTTCTGGCTATGGAGGTGGAGGTTTGGCGTATAATAAAAGCGCTAATTTCGTAGATGGTCTGGCAGGTTGGGTTGAAAACTCTTGGTGGCCATCATACAAAAAAGATTGGGGTGTGAATACGTTAAGTAATGTATTTTATATTGGGAGTAACCGAGGAATAAGTCAAGGCGCCTGGGTTTATCATACCGATTTAAAGTGGTGCAATTTTTCGGATCAAAGTAGTGAAGTGTATAATGACGCTGAATATAGAATTTATGATAGTTTATATGGAAAAGCTTATCCTAATAAAGATACGTTTTACATTTATATGGCAAGTTTTGATCCAGACTTTCGGGATTTTTATTTCTGGTACAAAGATGAAGGTCTTGCTCTGGTGCAGTCTGGGGGTTCTTTGGGTCTAGGTATTAAACTTTATAGACATATACTGCCAGCAGCTTACGACGCTACGACCACCTACGTCGCGGGAGCCCTAGTCGCTGATCCGGTAGATAGCAAGTATTATAAAAGCACAAATGGAGCAGCTGCCGGAGGAGGAGTTCCTTCTTCAACCGCTGGATGGACAGTTGCTGACGACATTTCGTCTTATGGTTGGTATTTTTTACTAAAGGATAATAATTCTGAAATTAAGTTGTATCATTATAACACTCAACAATTGCATTCACCGATTAGCGTGTCGGTTGATACGGATGGCGATGGAGTGGATGACTATTTGGACCTGGATGACGATGGCGATGGAATCCCAGATGTTGATGACGACTTTCCGCTAGATTCCACAGAAGATACTGATACAGACGGTGACAATATAGGAGATAATGCAGACACAGATGATGATAACGATGGAACCCTAGATGTTAACGACGATTATCCTCTTGATCCAAATAAAGCGTCAGGAACTGATACTGACGGAGATGGGCAAGACGATGAATTTGACGAAGATGATGATGGTGATGGGCTATTAGATATAAACGATAACTTTTCGTTAGACGCTCAGCAAGCTCAAGCGATCACTTGGAACAATAATACTTCTCACAACTTGAATGCTGGTTCGTTTTCTTTGGAAGCTACTAGCACCTCAGGACTCACGCTTTCGTACACAAGTAGCAACACATCAATTGCAACAGTAAATTCAAGCGGGTTGGTGACACCGCTAACAGGTGGAGCATTTACAATAACAATATCTGCGCCAGCCAATGCAAGTTACTTTGCAGCTTCTTTGACTACTGCTTCGATCACTGTGATTGATGACGTAACTGATACTGATGACGATGGAATTCCAGATTCTTCTGATCCATTTCCAAACCAGGTAGCTCAAACGATCTCTTGGAACAATAGTACTTCTCACAACTTGAGTGACGGCCCTTTTTCTTTGGAAGCTTCTACCGATTCAGTAGTCACGCTTACGTACGCAAGTAGCAACACATCAATTGCAACAGTAGATGCAAGTGGATTGGTGACACCGCTAACAGGCGGAGCATTTACAATAACAATATCTGCACCAGCCAATGCAGGTTACTTTGCAGCTTCTTTGACTTCTGCTTCGATCACTGTGATTGATGATGTAACTGATACTGATGGGGATGGAGTGGTTGATCTGAATGATAACTTTCCAAACAATCCTAACCGCGCAAGCGGAACGGACACTGATGGTGATGGTATAGATGACGAATTTGAGATTTTTACCCCAGTAGACGAAGCGCAACTTAAAACTGCCGTGGACGAGTGGATTGACGATGAAGCGTCTGCGGTGATAAAGTATAAAGATATTAATACGTGGAACGTAAGTAATGTAACGAACATGAGAGCTATGTTTCACAGTGCAACATCTTTTAATCAAGACATAAGCTCCTGGGACGTTAGTAATGTGACAGATATGGCTTACATGTTTTACAAAGCAACATCTTTTAATCAAGACATAAGTTCTTGGAATGTTAGTAATGTGACAAGTATGATAGACATGTTTAATGGAGCAGCATCTTTTGATCAAGACCTTAGTAGTTGGGATTTCGGCCCACGCGCTAATGGCTTTGGACCCAATATGCATGATATGTTTGAGTATAACAGCGTGTTTGGGGGTCCACGATTAAGTGTGTTTAATTATGATGCACTATTGAATTCAATTAAAAATCACGTTGAGGCTGCGGATGGGTATTCAGGCGGTTTAAATGGAGGAGGCTCTTATTATTCAATCAACGGATTGGCGGCAAGGAATTATCTCAGCACAGGAGTCTGGGCCCCATACGAGTGGGATTGGGCCGTTCAAGATTGGGGACAACTGAAGACTGCAGGTCTTTCTTTAAGCTTTGATACAAAAACATTAACCATTGAAGATAATAACTATAACACTCACAATCTTTACGCTTGGTTCCAGTGGCAATGCGACTTGGCTGGGAAAGATGTGGCGTGGAACCGCACTGGCAACGCTCTTGATCTAGGCGACTGGAACATACTCATAACAGGTTATTCAAGATACACTGGCGACATGACAACGACGGGAATCATTACTGTAGACGTGCCGTTATATATATATGAGACTTATGGTCAGGCATTTGCGGGAAATAGGACAGACGCGAACGGACTATTTAGAAGTTTACATCCCCAAGTCTCTTTTGACCCCGTTACTAAAATAGTCACTACTAAGTTCTTCCCTGGTCCTGATGGCGCTTACGAGACTTGGAGTACGGTTGTCTCCAGTGAATCGCATAGTTTTGCTAAAATATACAGCGCAGGGTTATATTCTAGCGGTGAGGTGATCGGTTATTATGGTAGCGGGGGTGGTGAAGTTGTCTTCCAGTCCGACGCGTTAGACAGCTCGTTTAACGGAGAATATAAATTTACATTTTCCGGAAAAAGTAAAAACCCCTATACAGGCACCTTTATAGCGAGCCAACCCATGCATTATGTCTCGTCAGGGGAAGAGGTGTTTCTTACAATAAATATACAGACCTAATAATGAAAGAAATTAAAAAATGACAACTTCTTCCCCAACATCAACGCAAGGTTTCAGTGATTATTATAATGATAATAATTTCATTGGCGCTGGAGTAGATAATCAAATAATAAACAGCTCGAGATGCTCAATTCTTCAGGGCTCTTCTAGTTTTATTAGCGGTAAATATAATTGCCATGCAGTAGGTGATTATCTGGGCGTAGGCTCTCTTCAGCTTGAGGATAATACTTTTAATATAGGTTGCTTTAACGGAACTTATTCATGGGGGCCAATATTCGCAAAAAGAGGACTATCTGTTACTCATGATGCTATGTTTGGTGGGGAGGTTAGAATTGGCGGAAGTAGCAATAGGCATATTCAGCCTTCAGGTTTTTTTCCTGATAATTCATGGTTGGACATGGAAAACGGTTACTTTAAGGGTGGAAACGACTTTGGTTATGTAGATTTTGATGCTCAAATGGACCTAGAAGACATGACTCAAAGATGGGCAGTGAGAATACATAATGGCTTTATAGAGGAAGATAGCGATACAAGTTCTGATCTTTTTATAACCACCGACCCCTCCCAAACCCAGAAGCTTTCTAATTTGAACGTTCAAGGAGATGTAATTTCTTTTTCTTCCTCTGATAGGAATTTAAAAGATAATATTTCTTTGATAGAAAACCCTCTCGATAAAGTTTTATCTCTTGATGCTATAGAATTTGACTGGAATTCTAACCAGCATGCATACAGAGGTCACGATCTCGGGTTGATTGCTCAACAGGTAGAAGAGGTTGCTCCAGAGTTGGTGGTCACCAGAAGTGATGGATACAAGGCAATTAAATATGATAAAATAAATTCTTTAATTGTTGGAGCTATACAAGAACAACAAAAGAAAATAGAATTTTTAGAAAAAAGGCTTGAAAGTCTGGAGCGGCGGTCTAGTCGTTCATAACTTTCATTAACACTCTAGCTTGCGTCGCAGGTATATCTGAAAAGTCATTCCATTCTTTTACTGAATCGTTTTTGTATTTTCCATCTTTCCACCAATCTCTAAGATAAACTTTAAATTCTTCAAAGCTTGAGCAGTTTAATTTTTCTTTGGCTAGGTTTTCTATCATTGAGTGGGGGGTAAGTGATGGAGATGAATTTGATTGTCCAGAGAATGACTTGTTATTCGATTTATCTATTTCATCGTCCCCTACAATGTGGACGTTTAAGAAATTTCTCACGCATCTAACAAACGCTCTATTGCAAGCTATTGTTTCAAGGAATTTTGTAGCAAAGCTACTGGTATTATTTAGGGTAGCGTTCGCCATATCTTGAAACTCAACAGCTTTGTTTCCTGTTTCATAGTTTGGTAAAAATTTTATTTTGCAAACTGCTGCTACGTGGTCTTGTTCACATTTAACTATGTCATAAGAAACATCCAAAAAACCTCTAAGCTTTGCGAGTTCTTTTATTCCGCTTAGTTTTATTAATAGTTGGTGATCTCCCAGTCCAACTACGCTCCTTGGCATATCTTTTTTTCTTAAATCAAACCATGATTTGTTCGGAAATAAATGCTCATCTTTTATCATTGATCTCCAGTTTACTGATCCATCTTCTGCGAATTCATAATCAACGTTATCTAATAAGCCAAATTGATTTCTGCAGAATTTTCCTGGCCCATCTTTATAGTTTTTGATATAGTTCTTGGGTTTTTCTTTTATTTCTGCGGTTGATTCGAGAGTTACTGAGTTGTCTGTGGCTGATTTTGATTTTGTCATTATTTGCGTTCGTTATAAATTTTTATTATGTTCAAGTCTTCCCAGAATTCTTCACAATCAATAATTTCATTATGATTTCCTGGTTTGTCGTACTTCCATGCAGCCTTACTGTTGTATATTTGGCCTCCTGATACTATTTTCATTGAACATTTATAACGAGAATTATCGCATAGTTTTTCTGATTTGTCAAGATCTTTTTTTGTTTTTGGTTGTTGTAGTAAAATATTCCAATCAAAAAACTTAACTCTTATATTGTTTATATTTTTTTTATCTTTGCTTATTAAATTAAATTTTATATTTGATCTTTCTAATAATCTAAAATAGTTTTCATTATCTTCTTCTGATACATAGTAATTTATATAGTTTATGTTATCCTTTATTATATTGAGGTATTTTATTTGCATGGGTTTATCTAGGAAAATATTGCATTTTCTGTCGTATGCCCATTTAACTATATTTTCTTCATCAAAGCATTCGTTGCCCCATATGTTTACTGCTTGACCCTCCGCGAATGAGGACGGCATGATGTGGTTTGGCACAACAGATATAGAGCTTTTGTGGTACTCCACTCCAGTGTGTATTGTTTCTATTTTATCTAGATCATTCTTTATTTTTAATAAATTTAATACACCCAAAGCTATCTCCTCTGGCTTGATTAGGTTAACTGTTTTGGGGAACTCTTTACTTGAAAAGGAGGGCTTTAATCCTTTTCTGTCTGACTCTATTAATATTTGATTATTTTTGTCGCCCCAATAAGGGCCGCAACATTCTTTATATAGTATGCTATATAGGCACACTATTTTTTTATTATATCCTGATGCTATATGTGTGCTAAATGAATCATTTCCGAAGTGTAGTAGAGAGTTTTTTATTAAGTAAGCTGTTTGCCTTATTGAGGTCTTCCCGTGAAAGTTTGTGCATCCAGGTATACCTTTGTCGTCTTTTCCTCCTATTTGTATAATTTTTATCCCCATTTTTCTTAGGTAGGGTTCAATTATTAAGATTACATCTTCAAAGTAGTCGTAGTTTTTTGATTCCATTCCGCTGCTTGCATGCAACGTTATGTATTTATCATGCGGAACCGGAAAAAAAAGAGGTTCTATGTGAGGAGTATCTATCTTAACTCCGCAGGAAAGCGCATATTGTTCTATTAAGTGCATATGTCGAATTGTATTTTATCTTTTCCGTTGTGCATGTAATTTAACATCCTTTGAGTTCCTATGAAGGGCAAAAAAGCTATTTCAAAGAAACCTTCGTGATCTCCGTGCCCTTCCATTACTGTAAGGTTATCTAAATTCTTATCGTAGGGTATAACCTTATGTATATAAGGATTTCCTTCTAGTACTTCGAAATACTCCTTTTTCGTTGCAAAGTAAATATTTAAATCCGGATAAGTCTCTTTTATGTTTTTTAGTAAAGAGGTGCATAGATATACATCCCCTATGCTTTCGGGCATCGATATTAAAAGCCTTTTTCCTTTATCGTCCTCACTTAAAAGCTCAGAGAAATTTATGTTTTTATTTTTTTCATTATCTTTTGCTGCTACCTGCTTAAAGTATTTTAATATTTCATCCCTGGTGGCGCCTTCGGATAATTTTTTTGACCAATGCTTGTGCCCATCATCAGATTCTTTAATTTCCATATCTAGGATATTTCTATAAATATCTTTTAACCAATCAGATTGATCCTCTATCTCTGGAGGGTTATATTCAGGGTTTTTAGGTTTTGATTTAAAATCAAAATCCCAATCTGGAGCATCCATATTATCTAGAAGTAGCTCCAGTTTTTTTCCTATAGATTCTATTCCGTAATTTTTTATTGTAAAATCTCTAGCTTTCCTACCAAGCTCTTCTCTTTTACTGTTACTCATTCTGAATACTTTTCTTAATTGACTGGCTATACTGTCAGGACTGGTGCTAGCTTTGATAAACTGGGTGCCCGGTTCTCTATATTCAGTCCAGCTAAGCGGTAGGCCTGCCGAGTCTTTGGTGCAGCAATCTTCTCCGCAGCTATAATTTGTTACTAGAGTTATCAACTCTGTTAGCTTCGCTTCTTGTATAGGTATCTCTTGACCCCCGCTTGTAAATGGGTGGCAATAGACGTCCATGCAGTTATATATCTGATTTAACTGAATTTCACTAACCCCTAGTTTAGCATTTGTTGTGTTTTGGCTTTTCTTTGAACCGCAAAAAGGGCAATCTTCTTCCTCTTTCGAGAAACTTTTTATCTCGAAGTTTTTGCAATTAGAGCATATATAAGTAGTTAATACTCTGGATGGATCTATTTTTTTCTCCTTGATTAACCTCGGGATATCCCAGCCCTCTGACCAGCTAGTGTGTAATAGTAATTTAGCTGATGAGTTTGGATTTTGGTTACAAAAAATCTTGAATCCTTCAAGTAGATTTGGGACGCTCTTTCTTAATTGGTTTCTAAAAACGAAACCTATCACAAAGTCTTTATCTATTTTAAAGAAGTTTCTTATCTTCTTTCTATCTTGATCCTCTAACTTTTTAAAGTTTGAGGTGTCTAGAGCTCCATGTAGAGTTTTTACATGATCGTGACCTAATTTATTTAAAGCTTTTGACGCGAAGGATGACCACGTAAAATAGTTTTTAATCTCTGGGGCAACTTTCTCTGCTTCGGGTAGTATTGGCAGGCTGTCTAAAGTAGTCCAGATCATGCAATTTATTTTGTTCCACCATTTCTTTTCTGTATATCCTGAGAAGGCCCATATGTCTTCTATACCTATGTAAACATCAGGTTTCTCCTGTTCAATTATCTTGTCAATCGTGTGGGTTCCGTAGCTGGCGCTTCTTGCTAAACTTGGATCTTCTTTTAATTTTCTTAATAAAGATGGATTGTTGGGGAGAGAGCCCTCACACTTCCATGGCAAGTTTTTTAAAGACGCGTCTCCCCATTGTATGCCGTTTGAGAACTCTACTATATCATACTTTCCTGTTTTTTGTAAGTAGAGTAGTATATTTTTTGTATGCTTTCCGAATCCAGTAAAAGCTTTACAGTGATTGGAGTGTATTAAGATTTTTTTTTTATTCATTAAAACGGAGCATCCTCTGAGGGCGTCGGTTTTTCGGTTTTATTATTTGCGCCATCACAAGAAATGTTTAGTAGTTTTTGAAGCATACCTAATCCTCCAGCTAGATAATCTTGGGGCCTATTATCGCTTTTATCTCGATAGCTTTGCATCTTTTTATGATCCTCTATTCTTCTGTGCTCGTAGAGACAATGAAGGTAATGTTTAAAAAATTCGGCTAGATTCTCTACCTCGCCGGGTTCTAGTGGTATTCTGAAATTTTGACTTCCATTTCTAGTTAGGGTTATTCCGAAGGCAGGAAGAGTTACCCATTTTTCAGAATCTGCGGTTTTTATTTTTGACTTCTTGTCCCAGGGGGTAAATTTTATTGAAGTCTTGTTGTCTTCAAATGCATGAAAAGATGAGAATTCGTTCCTGTTTTTAAACGCGCTTATTACTCCGCCTATTTCAAATTCAGTAAATTTTATATTTATTTTTTTATCTGGATCATTCGCATTTTGAGAAAAGCTTCCCGTTTTTGTTTTGTCGTTCCAACTGTGCTGTTGAATGGCGTTTGCGTAAACAACCGGCTCTTTCTTTTTGTTATGACCTATTGAGAAATTGAAAGCACAACCTGCGTTTTTGCTGTTTGGTTTGTATAAAGATAATGACATGATGTTAAAGATATTTTAATAATAATAACATTCATATTTGTTTTGTCAACTATCAATTAATTCTATGTCGTGACACCAGTCTTCTTCGTTGTATAGCGCGTCATACTTTCTGTAGCTAGATGTCCATATGTGATTTGGTAAATCGCGTATTCTTATTATGTCAAAATGTTTTTTCATTAGTTCTGTGCATTTTTTTTCATCTAGCACGCCAACCCTTTTTAAGTTTTTGTCCCAAAAGCTTTCTATTATAGCTCGACACAGTAGCTGTTCTGGAAATTGAGATATCCTTTTTTTATTGCAAAGCTCTGTTGATAGTTTAAACACGTCAAGCATCCTTGTTCGCTCTCCAGCTACAATATGATCGGATGGGTGGAATTTGTTCTGCCTTGAGAATCTAAAATAGATATTCGAAGTTATTATTTTGAACCATTGATATTCTCCGTTTTTTTTATTTATGTGAGAGTTGTTTATTAATTTTGATATGAATGGCTCTAGGGTTGGGTAACTCTCGTCAGATCTAACTTTTATACAAAAGAAACCTGTCGCCTTTTTGATTCCGCTTAATGTCGTTATGTTTTGGTATATCCATGGGGCTTGTTTTCCTGGCTTTTTATTTTTAACTTTTACGTTTTTATATTTATTGACTACGATTTTTATTTTATCTTTGTAATTATCTAGTCTTGATAGGTCATCTGTGTCCCAACAACTTACTATAACTTCTCCGTAGCGTAAATAGTTATTTATGGTGCTTATTGATCTTTCGTGAAGTGGTCCTTGTATTATTATTGATACTGTTCTTTCGCGCTTTTCGAATCTTTTTAATATTCCTTTTTGTAGCGATATCGAAAAATTAGTAAAACTCGAAACGAAACTTAGTTCTTGCCCTTCCTTGTTTTTTAATTTGTGTGGGTTCCATTCGTTCATTTTAAATAATCAGAACATAAGCCAAAGCATGGAGGCCCCGCATACCGCCTTGCATCATCTACAACCAAAACGCTTTTATTGCTGACCCTTTTTCCTGGATAGGTCCATATGAAATTTTTAGAAGTTAACGTAAAGTCGTCTGACTCATGCCAAAAATAATTTAAAGTTCTAAACTGGCTAAGTAGGTCCATTGCTTCTAGGTTTTTACAATGAATCCATAAGTGTCTGAAGTTCTGAATGAGAAATTTTGTAGGACACGGAGTTTCTGGGTTATCATGCCCGAGCCATAATTGCTTATCTGCCCAGATGTCAATTTCGACATCAAATCCTAGTTCTAGAGCTTCCTCTATGTAACTTATTGAGTTTTCTCTTTTTTCGTTAGGGCCAGCAATGTTACCCCTGTGGGATATTAATATCATATTTTAAGAAAGTTTCTAGATCCTCTGGAGTTCCTAGCCCCCACATCTTTTCAATATGGAACGTTTTTACTCTAGCTCCATTCAATAAAGCTTCATTATATACTGGGCATACGTAGAATTCATTATTGACTCTAATATTTTTTTCTATCATCTGTTCTGCTGATTTTACGTAATCAGAGCCTTTTCTCCAGAAGTATATACCAACAGTTGCATGTTCGCTGATGGGTTTCTTTTCTGCTACTTCAATCACGAATCCGTCATCATTTAATTTTGCGTAACTCCACTTGGGGTGAGTTGAGTGAAATGTTAAAATGGACGCATCGATGTCGTCTGCCATAGATGAGTACATGAATTGATTACTGTCCCACTGTACATACTGATCGGAGTTTGCTAGAACTAATGGTTGATCATTGTTGATAAACTCTTTAGCTAAAAGCGTCGTGCATGCCGCTCCCTCGGTTAAGCCTTCTACTTGAACTATTTCGCAGTTTGGAGAAATTAAATTTAAAGTATGCTGTAGGGAGTATTTTTCGTAATGTTCTTTTTGTACAATAAAGATATGCTTGGCATCGATATTTAAGTTTTCGACAACTCTTTGTATCATAGGTTTTCCATCAACATCAATTAAGGGCTTAGGAAAAGTATAACCTGCTTGCTCGAATCTGGACCCTGCTCCAGCCATAGGAATGAGTACGTTCATTTTACCTCCTTGCCATTTGGGTGAAATTGATGATGTTTTTTCTGCACTTAGTATAGTATTGTTTACCTTAGTAAATGTCAAGTCGTTAGAATCTGTAACTGCACATAAATGTGCCCCGCTTCTTATTGCTCCTTTTCTTCCGATGTGAGAGTCTTCTATAACTAGAGTTTCGTCGGGGTTAGCTTTCGCTTTGATCATGCACTGCATGTAAATTTCCGCATTGGGTTTTGGTAAGTTTACATCTTCATTTGAGTATAGAAAATCTATGTATTCAAAAAAACCTTTTCTTATTAACATTAATTTTGATGTATCTCTTATAGAGTTTGTTGCGCATGCAATTTTATAATTTTGTGATTTTAGTTTTTTAAGAATATCTATTATTCTATGGTCACGCTGGTAGTCGTCTATTTCTTGTAATGTTTTTTGTTGTTTGAGTTGCCATACTCTGTTGTGATATTTTTCTGGAAGATTTTTTTCGGCGGTTAACTTTTTTAGTTTTTGCGTAGTTGTTAATGCGTCATACTTGCAAAGATGTTCTTCTTTGCTGATTGTGTATTCTCCTCCTATTTCTGAAAGGGCTTTATTTAGGGCAATGTAATGTAATTCGCGCGACTCAACCAATACTCCATCTAAATCAAATATAATTAATTTAATCATCCGTTTTACTTAATGCTGCGTCGATAAGTAGGTCTATTTCTTTTTTGTTTCTTGGAAAATTTCTTGGGCAATGGCAGTCGATAAAATGTCCACCTTTAATTTCGCTTAAGGAGTAGTTCCAGTTTTTTCTATCAATTCTTCGTGTTGCTATTGCGTTATTAAAGCCTCTTTTTAAAAAGGATATTTTATTTTTATTATTCCACTTATTAATCATTCTTCCAAAGAATAATTCATCCGTATCCCATCCCCAGTTAAATTTACTTAAGTTTTTGCAATATTCCTCGAATGAATGGCTTAGTTTTAATATCTCAATAAAAACTTTACCTTTAGCTGCGTTGTAGCATATCGGGAACCTGTTTCTTGATAAAGAGGAGGGGGCATCAGAAGTCATGATTGCAATGTTATCACTGCAAATTTCTTTTATGCTATCTGAGAAATAGTGGGGGCTTAATGGAAGCATATCGATATCTGATGTTATGCAAGTTTTTTCCTTATAGTATTGGGTTGCAAACATTCTCGATATTTGCGATTGAGTTGATATGGGTAAATATTTGTTTTTTTTTATAAAATGTAAATCGTAATTTTCATTTTCAACATAATCGTTTCTGTCGCATATGAAAACTAATACTGGCTTAATACCAACGAGGTCACTCCATAATCTAGAAGCGTACGGCCAGAATTCTATATAAGAAGACTCGTTATCTGCGCTAACTATTGCATAATCAATTTTCATACAACTAAGGAACTCTGGAAAGAATCATTAATCCATTATTATTTTTAAATTCTTTTTCTATATTCCATTGTTTATTTAGATTTATAAAGTCGGTAACCGCTGCATATAGGCCGGTTTTGTTTTTGGGCATATCTTTTATTAAATTGCTTGCGTGTTTATATGTGTGTTCATCTTTATTCTTAAATGAAACTGTATCATGTAATATAATTGCATGATTAACTTTTGCGGAATGCCTTGTTAATTCACTGTATAGTTGATTGTAGGTGTGCAGTGTATCTATGAAAAGCACATCTGTTTGCTCTATTTCTATTGATAGGCTATCACATTCTTGGAATATAAAATCTGTTTTTAATGATTTTGATATGTCTATTATTTGTTGAGTTTCATTTGTTATTTTTATGTCATAGGATATTAATTTATTGGGCTCCCCTGCTAGTAAGGCTATAGTCGAACTGCCCCATCTTACGCCCATCTCTGTTATGTGATTATATTTCTCGGCGTAAGATTTTAGGGTGGGAAGGTGCTCATTTATGTCGATTGATTTATATAAGAGGGGCTCTGTTGTATGTTTTTTGTATAATTCTTTAATTAATTTCATTTGAGTATCCTAAATGTTTATGTAAATAGTGCATTCTTTGTATATCTATGTGTCTATTTGGTGGAAACTTGCACCTGAAGTGAAATATATTATCTGGGATATTTATATTAATAATATCATTAAGGTGAGGGAAGTCAAAGCGTTTTTGTGGTGATGGACTAATGCCTGCTTGGAGAAAAATTTTAGATATAGCTACGTCGTCCGGTAAAGAATGGTCCCATAATTCTTTTTTTTCTAGGCATAGGTTTATTAAGTCTTTAGATATGAAGTATCCAGATCCGGAGCAAAATTTAATGCGTTCGTTTTGTTTTTTGTTTGAGTGGCTGCCTATTACTCCGCTATAAAATTTATTAATTGGTATTTTTTTTATAAAATATAGGAATTGAGAACTATGTATATATGATGAAATATTTGTTCTGAAAATATAATCTGGATTGTATTTGGTATTTATAAGTTTAATTGCTTCTAGTGTTTTCCTTCCGATGTTTTCTTTTAGCTCTTGGCCTGGGCATAGTATGTAGTCTTTTTTTATTTGCGCTGACTCTACTGAGTTGCTATATTTATAGAAAAATATTTTTACATCGTTATTTTTTGACAACTCTTTTATCCACGTGGGTCTTTGCCCTTTTTCCTCTATGCCAATAAAGGGGGCGCTATCCGTGGTTAATATAAGTATTATGCATTTCATGATTGTTTATAGATTGCTCTTTCCAGTTTTTATCTAAGTATACGTAGTCTTCTGTTTTAGGGAAAAGTTCTATGTGCTCTTTAGTTTTTCCGACAGGTATGTAACCAGGATGAGGCTCTGAGTGTATTAGAATTTTTTTAGTGTATTTAAGCATTTTGGGTACGAAGTAGTTAGTTAAGAAGAACTCGTCTGCCCCGTATATAGTTTTATCATCTTTATATTCGTTTATTAAATTAAGTGTTGAGAATGGGGTTTTCTTTGAGGATATACAGCCAGCCATGTAATACCTAGGTTCTTTTTTCTTATACAGGGCTAACCTGTCATGGGCGAACCATATGAATTCTAGCATATGATCTTTTTTTAGCCAATCATTGATGCAAAAAATGTCGTTCTCTTGTATTGGAAAATCTAAATCCCTGCAGACTGTTATATCTGCGTTATCAAAAGCCAAAAAGCGCCAAAAGCAACCTTCTCTACCTTTAGACCTTGGCATTTTTATAAGTTCAGTGTTTTTAATTGAATTTAATCTACTAATAATGCCTTCGGGAACCGTGTCATCGTGGTATACTCTAAATTTCCAATCGGGCATAAAGTCTCTAACAAATTTAGCATTCCTTATTGATCCTATGGAGTATTTATTAAAAGATGTAAATCTATTAAAAAAAAGAGATGTCGATATAATCTTCTTTATTGTCATAAAGGCTTAAGGTTAAATTTAAAATATTTTTATATTAATCTATTGTTTTTTCTGTGCAAATTATTAATTGAGTACTCTGGGATCTATTTGTTATTTTGTGATCTATCACTTTTAGGTGGCTTGAAATATATTGGTTAAATTCAGAAGAGTTCCACTCTCTAATATGAGTTTTATTTCCTGGAGGGCCATTATACCCGGGGTTATTGGGGTGATAGTGCAAGTCTCTATCTGGGGTAGATATGAATGCAAATTTAAATTTAAAAGTTTTTATATATTCCATTAGCATGTCTGGATTTATTAAGTGCTCTATTACATCCGCACAGATTACTATATCTGTTTTAAGGTTTGGGGGGTTGTTGAAATCTGATTTAAGCCATTGATGGGAGGGATATTTTGAATTTAAGAAATCAAGGTTACATTCAACTTCTAGTCCTGTGGTGTTATATTCCTGGAAGTATTTAACAAGTTTATATCCGGAGCCACACCCAATATCAATTACATTATTAAGGTCATGTTTTTGCATGAAGCCCCTAGCTTCAAGATAGACTTCTTTTTGCCAACCATCAGTATTTTTGGTATCATCATAATGTAGGAAATTTTTCCTAGAGGTATAATTGTTTTTTATAAAGAAATTTTTCATAAATATTAAAGTTTTACTGATATTAATTTTATGTGTTTGTTTAATTTTTGAGAAGATATTATCTCATAATTAATGTTATTTAAGCCACTTTTTTTAAAGTGAGATAGTTGAATTTCTTTATTTCCAGTATTAAATATAAGATCTTCTAGGTCTGATATCTTTTTCTTTTCGCCAGAATAGATTTCATTATTTGGTTTATGGGGTAAAATTTTTAACATATTGAATGTTGTTAGTTTAAGGTGGCCTGACATATTGTTTTTATTTATAATATATCTATGAAAAAGGGCTCTATCTTCTATTCCCCATCCCCATATATTATTAGGAAAGCCATTTGCTTCCTGGAAGCTGCAACTCGAGAGTTTGCATACGCCCCCCAAGGAATTTTCGTGGGCAGTGAAGATGCGTAATGCATCATATGAGTTGATAGTGTAAAATTCTTTAATTAATTTTTCTGAAGGAATAATATCTACATCATGGGTGATAATAAAATCTTTATCGGAACTTTCCAGGAAACCTATATTTAATAGTTTTCCCCTATTGAATTTTTTATTGTCAGCTTGCTCTATTATTAATATTTCGGGTTGATTGAAATATTTAACGAAAACTTCTAGGGTGTTTTTTATAAAAATATTAAGATGTTCGTGTCTGTCCCTGAATGGAATAATTATTGACGATTTCATTTTAAATATTTGTTTTTCATGTGGGATTTGATTTCCTTAAATATGCCCTCGTTCCACATAAAGTTGTTTTGGAATTTTTTATAAACTTCTTGATTTAACCAACTGTCAAGTTTGAAGTTTTCAGGGTTGCTATGCTCTCCTATTTCTCCTATGTAGTTGAAGTTATTAGTGAACGTAGATACTTTAATGAAACCTCTGGCCGCAAAGGCTGCCGAGGTGCATGAGTCTTGACTTGAAACAATTTTTCTTGGATCAGCTCCAATGGAAGACATTAATTTTAAAATTTCTCCATGAGGTCTGAATCTATATTCTTGCGGCAATAACTTCCAGTACGACTCCAGTATGTCATATATTGATTCATAAGAAGATCTCCTTATTGCATAAGCCCAAAGATGATCCATTAAAATGAGTTTATCCTTATTGTCTTCTTGAATATTTATAGAAAGCCTGTCGTCTCTATCATGTGAATAATTTATATATGAATAACGGTGAGTTTTCTTTGATCGATGATGCTCTCCGAAGCAATTAATCATCGCTATTCTTTCGTCGTCTTTAAATTTATCAATAAGAAAATCTAACTGCTGTATGTAATGAGGTTGCAATACGGAATCGTCTTCAATGATTATAGCAAATTCATGGTCTTTAAGAGCCAACTCTCTTGCGTATTTCATTATCCTAGCAACACCTTGGTTTGATTTTGATATTACTGTTTCGCAGTGAGGAATGAATTGGTTGGCTAGTTTAAATGAATCTTCAATTAAGGGAATATCTTCCTTGAACCTAGGTCCATCGACAACACAATAAACCTTCCTATCCCAACATTGCGGAGATAATGAATCTAAGACTCGCTTAAAGTAATCAGGTCTATTATAAGCTGTTAGTACTATTGGAGCTTTCATTGTAGATTGTAGAGTTGTGCCCTTGATTTCTCCATTTTTTTCCATCTTTGCATAATATAGTTTTTATATTTCCAAAAGAATTGGTGCCTGTTAATTGCTTGTACTTACAGTTTTGTAAATGAAGACACATAGTCATGACTGACTCGGGGACCTTAATCGTGTATTCTGGGTATCCATCTTCCCACATGATTTTTATAGCTTGTCTTAAAAATGATAGGCAATTAAAATATTTATCCATTTGATCTGGGTGACCAATAGCAAATTGATCATTGATTTGATTTGGTAGAGATTGTTTTTCGTAAACAAAACTAAAACTAAATTCTTTTTTTAATTCTTCTTCGTGATCGTAAATATTATCACTTTCAAATAAAGGTAATCTTATTAATTTATTTTTTATGCAATCATTTTTTTCATGAATTTTGATTGGTTCGAGAACTTGTATATCTGGGCGTAATCTGACAACTAGATCGTACTCAGTTTTTTTGTAAGTAATATAATCCTGATACATTGTGTGGCAGGTCTTTAGTCCTGCTAGCATGGGTATTAATCCTGGGTTAGGTTCGAGTTTTAATTGATCTATTGATCCTACTACTTTCATTACTTGATTGAAATTTAAGATGTGCTGCCTTGTGGGTCTGTAGTATTGGTAGAATTCTTGATAGGGTTGGTCATCCCAGGTACTGATAAAAATATCTGGACTGAGAGGTTGTATTATGTTTTTCGTTATGGATTCTATACAGTTTTCCCAGTCTCCTAGTTTTCCGCTAAATAGTAGTGCTGTTTTCATTCTGTGATATATTCCGTTATGTTTCTCTGGGCTACAAGCTTTTCGATATTATCCAATAGGAAAGGGTAAAGTCTGTACGCAGGATTTCTTAATGTGTTTTTGATTATTTGTCCCGCGCTCTTAACGTCGTAGTGTAAGGGAAGCACGAACTTTTCATTAAAAAGCCATCTTATTAGATATGAATATTGAGTTACGCCGTAAGACTCGCAGTACTTTGAGAACGTAAAAGTGGGCTTTCCATAGTGGTAGGGAATGAATCTTATTCCAGAATCAATTCCAAAAGCGGCGATGCACTTACTTGATATAAAGAAGATGTCTGTTAGCGAAGCTTCCACAAAGTGTAGTCGAGGGTTTTCGTCATTAATTATATCTTGATACTTGTGTTTGGAATCTTTATCCATAAGTACTACCACGTCAAACTCTAGAGCAATATTCTTTAAGAGTTTATCAATATACCAATCTTCCATATTCGAATCTGCCCCATCTCTAGCATATAGATGTGACATTATGAATCTTTCTGGAAGATCTATTTTTGAGTTTATTTGGCATTCTGGTTTTGGGAAAAAATTAAATCTTTTAAACCAGTCAAAATTATAATTTAACCATTCCAATGAATCGATATGTAGATCATAAAATTTATCATATTCTTTATTCATTTTATTGAATATGTTATCGGGTACATTCTTTATATTGCCGATGTGATCTTCATCTGGGAAATTGGATGATTTTATTTTAAATGTTTTGTATTTTTTTTCTTTAATGATGAATGTTTCATTAAAATGAGAAGGCCACATTTCATTAAGTATTTTTGATTGACTCTCGCTTCCTTCTGTATCTGAGAATAAATCTATAGAGCAATCTGGATGAAGCTCCTTTATTGCCGGAACAAAACGGTTTGCCGCAAAATGGTCTCCTAGCCCTCCCTCCATTCTTACTGATACCTTCACTGTCTACTACCTCTGATTATCACGTTATCTCCGCCGAGTACTACAGTAGTTAACTGGGTTAATGTTTTATTGCAAGTTTTTTTTCTTTTGATATGTTTGGCCTTGGCTAACCTGTTGAGACTTCCTGATATTTTTCCGTATGACATTCCCCCAAGATCCAACCCTATTCTTTCGTTGGAGAAAAAGATTGGCTTTCCGTGGGACGCCTTGGAAACGAGATAGTTATATACAACTAAATCATTGCCAATTAAGTTTCCATTGATAATATCTTCTTGTACAACGACTGGAATTTGTGTGAATTTTTTCATCATGTTTGATAATATCATGAAAGCTTACTTTTGTCAAGCAACATTCAAAAAACTGTACATGCGACATACAATTAATTGTACAATGTTAATAATATAGATATACATTAATATATTTTTTTAATATTATATAAATATAAGAATTGACAAATTGTATAGATGGTGATATAGTAGTTGAATGAAGTTTTTAGATTTAAGTGATGGAAGGTTCTTTTTAGTAAAATGCTCAGACTGGTCGGTAATCACCGAAGCCTCGAGCGAAACAGAGGCGTGTACCGCTGCATTAACTGAAATGTTGGACAAGTCGGGCAAAGACTTAAAATTATCTTCAGTTATGGTAACACAAGAATTAATACCAGATGTAATGGACGAAAGGTATGATGATCCGGTATCCTACCATTCAGTTTCCAGGATGCTGGCCAATGCGGGAATGCATGACTTATCCTCAAGTATGAAGCATATATTCGGAGCGTAAATATGAAGCTTATAGGTATATGCGGTTTAGCTAGGTGCGGGAAGGACACTTTTTTTGAAATATCAAAAAGTATATTAAGAGAGAAAGGCTCAGAGGCTAAGAAGTTTGCTTTCGCTGATTCCCTAAAGTTGGAATGCGACGAGCTACTAGGGAAATATACTAATATATCATCCTTTACTGAGAAGGACGAGGAAAAGAAGATGATTAGACCGCTTCTTGTGGCTTATGGCACAAACATAAGAAGAAAGCTTAACGAGAACTGCTGGATAGAAAAAATAGAAGAAGAGGTTCTTAAAAATTTGAACCTAGGCAAAGTCGTATTTATTACGGATGTAAGGTTTGAAAATGAAATAGACTGGATACATAGAATGGGAGGAAAAACGGTACACATAACCAGAGAGGGTACCGCGCCCCCTAATTTAGACGAAGAAATTAACAATCCCATACTCAAGCGTAAATCTAATATACGCATAACTTGCAATAATTTCCCTGACAAATATATAGATAAACTTAGAAATACAGTAGAGTTAGCTTTACAATCAATTTTATGAACGAAGAAACTACAGACTTAACTCTGATCGAGAACATACAGAATAATAAAAAACAAGAAGACAGCTTAAACGCCTTAGTGGAAAGGCATAGTGGAATTTACTTAGAAATGGTAAATTCTTATGCTAGTCCAAACAGCCCGTTTATTGATTACAATGATCTGGTTAACGATAAAGAATATAAAATTTACAGCGCCGCAATAAAATTTGACAAGACTAAAGGGGCAAAGTTTAGTACTTACCTAGGAAACGAAACAAAATGGATGTGCTTAAATATATACAATAAGAACAAAAGAAGACCAACATGGCACTCAGACTACTTAGAAAATATACCTGAATCTCCAGACTTCCAATGCGACCCAATGTCCGCGAACGTCAAAAAAGATTTATTAAATAAAGTATTAAATGTAATAGACGAACATCCTGACAAAAGAGTAAAAAGAATTTTCAATATGAGATATATAATAGGACACAAAAATAAAGTGATGTCTTGGAAAAAAATAGGAACAGTAATGAAATTAAGTATACAAGGTTGCATAAACATACATAACTCTGCAATTAATAGCTTCAAGGAACAACTAAAGGAGGAAGTATGAATAAATTCATAGGACTCGGCAACCTAACTAGGGAGCCTGAGATTAAAAAAACAAAAAATGGAAACACTGTTTGTGACTTTAGTGTCGCTATAAACAACAAGGCTAGCAACTCAGTATTCTACATTGACGTAGAAGCATGGGGAAATGTGGCTGAAAACTGCAACAGATTCCTATCGAAAGGCAGAAAAGTTTTACTCGAAGGGAAACTATTGTCAAGTAGCTGGGTTTCTAAATCTGGAGAAAACAGAAGTAAGACTTATTGTAGGGCTGATTTTGTAAACTTTCTTGATAAGCCTTCAGAGGAGAACCAAAAAGAAAACGTTGATAGGAAAGCTGAGCGAATAATAGAAGAGGACGACTTCGCAGACATCCCGTTTTAACATGAATTCAATAATATATAAAGGCCCACTAAACTCCTTATCATTTGGGAACGTGTCCGTAAACCTACTAAAGGCAATGTTCGAAAAGGGAATGAACGTAGCTATATTCCCGAATGGCAATATAGATGTTAGCGCCTTCGAAATAGATCAAGATTTTAAAACATGGATAGAATCTGGGATTAATGATAGGTTTCAAATATTCAAGAAATCTGACACAACGTTGCAAATGTGGCACTTAAATGGTTCGGAAAACAGAATATCCCCCAAGCAGATACTGTATACTTTTTACGAGTTAGATAAGCCAACTAGCACGGAAATTTCCCTAGCAAACTTTCAAGATAAGACTGTATTTAGCTCATCTCAAGCTCAATCTCTCTTTCCAGATTCATCGTTTTCCCCTTTGGGGTTTGATAGCTTTTTTCATAAAACTGAAAAAAAATACCTTGAGGGAAAAACCCACTTTGGGTTAATGGGTAAATTTGAAAAAAGAAAGCATACCGAAAAAATAATAAAATGCTGGATCCGTAAGTACGGAGGTAACCACAACTACCAATTGACATGCTGCATAACAAACCCATTTCTAAAGAAAGAACAAATGGAGGCCGTAATATCACGAATTCTCGGAGGAGAAAGATGTGAGAACATTAATTTCTTACCCTTCCTTCCTAAAAATTCTCAAGTAAACGACTACTTAAACTCAATAGATATTGACCTAGGAGGAATGAGTGGCGCAGAAGGTTGGAACCTCCCCTCTTTTAATGCAACCTGCCTAGGAAAATGGAGCATAGTACTAAATAGTAGCTCTCATAAAGATTGGGCTTCTAAAGATAACTGCGTACTAGTAAACCCAAGCGGCAAAGAGCCTGCTTATGATAATATGTTTTTTAAAGAAGGAGAAGAGTTTAATCAGGGCAACATATATACTTTTGATCAAGATGAATTCATCGATGCAATGGAAAAAGCTGAAGAAAGATGTACCATAACAAATACAGAAGGTGAAAAATTAAAGCATAAGTTCACCTATGAAAACACACTAAATAAGATTTTAGAATAATGCCTCTATATACATATGAGCACCCCGAAACAGAAGAGTTGATTGACATAGTTCAATCAATGAAAGAGGATCATATATATATTGACAATGAAGGAGTAAAGTGGAATAGAGTATTTTACGCGCCTGAAGCTTCAACAGACTCAAGTATTGACCCGTTCGACAAAGAAGCATTCAAGTCTAAAACCTTTAATAAAAAAGGTTCTTATAACGATGTGCTAGAAAAAAGTAAAGAGTTGGGGCAAATGAGAAAAGATAAACTAGGGTACGACCCTGTTCAAAAAAAATACTTCAAGGATTATAGTAGCAAGAGAAGGGGCATAAAGCACCCTCTTGACAACACCTAAATTTTAGGTGTAATATACTCCTGTATGTCAGACCCAGGAGATTTTAAGAATAATCCGTTATATACGGATATAACAAAACTTGATGCGCTATCACCCTCGCCATCTTTTTCTTATAACTGGAACAAAGCATCGGGAAGATGGGACCCTGCAGCGGAAGTAGATTTTATACTAGAAGGGTTATCTGGAGAGCTCGCAGAGTTAAACAGACAAAGCTCTAGTAGTGTAAAATTATTGTCAGGTATCTCAGGAGAACTCTCAAATATTCATGTTGAGGTTGAGATCGACAGGGATATAGAATCCCATAGGTTACTATCAGGCATTCATGGCGAATTGCTTAACCTAGGGGTAAACGACACGAGATCCCATGAGTTGCTATCAGGAGTAAAATCAGAATTATCAAACATACACGTTGATGTAGAGATAGATAAAGATGTTGAATCTCATAGATTGCTATCTGGAGTCTTAGATTCGCTTACTAATCTTGATGTAAACGACACAAAAGCTCACGGTTTGCTATCAGGTTTATCTATAGGTTTATCAAATCTAGATGTAGATGACAATAAAACCCACGAACTACTTTCGGGAGTAATAGGAAAACTTGACCAAATAGGAGGAACCCCATCCGATCCCATTAGCGGAAATCAATCAAGAAGCAAGTCTCAACAATGGAAACTTAGAACCAAGACGGTTTCGCAAAAAATAGAAGAAGACTTTATACTTATGGAAGACATTCCTGAAGAATTAAGGTTTGGCTCAAACTCTGGAGATTGCTTAGGTCAAGACAGAAACATAAAAGATGATTTATTCGGAAACTACTTCAATAATGGAAGAAAAAATTCCAGTGAACCAGAAAAATCACATCCAGATTTTTTCTTGCACGCAGAATATACAAAACCTGATAGATGCAGAGACTCTTTTTCTACCTTTGATAGCGATACTCAATACGGATTAAGACAAGAAAACTTTAAGGCTAGTTTAAAAAATTCTTACGAACTACAAGATTATAATGAATTATATGAAAGAGGACTACTTGATCATATTGTAATATACAACCACTCTCCTTATCCCATACAGTTTCACACTAGCGATAGAAGGTTTTCAATAACAGATTCAGTAAAAGAAGGAAAAGATAATTTAATATTCCTCGATCCAGATATGGCCGTTAAGATACACAATGACGAAGCAGGAAGAGTTTTTGTAAAAAGACCGCATACTATATCAGGATATTCAGTAGATTACGCAATTATATATAAAGTTCCAGCGGAGCAAGACAGGATCGACGGCTAAATGGACTATTTCAGAATCAAAGACCCTCTAAAAAGGGTAGGTCCAGATAGTTATATAATCGGGAAAAGCTTAACTGAACCACAGTTAAGGTTAGATGGAAACAGGCTTGAGGTTGATGAGATATATGCAACTTCCGCTTTATTTATAAACGGCCTAAATGTATCAGACTACATAACAGGAAGCTCACTGCAAGATCAAAATTTTAACTCTAACCTTCGAGACAGTAGGCTTGATATATCAGAAGCCTTTGAGAAAGATGAGTTGGGAGATATATCCCCTTCTAACGCCCCACTTATATCAGATTCAATGTGGATATTAAGGGATGATAATAATCTAGAATTAAGAGCTAATATCTGGAGGTATGATACAGGCCCCGAAGCTTTTACAGATGATATATCTTTTTAATAATATTTGTGTAATATAAGTAATGGCTACAAGAAATTTAGTTCCAAGGAATAGCGGAGAAGGTGGAGTCGGCAGGCTAGACAAAGCTTGGGCGACAGGAGTATTTGATAATTTATATTTTGGCGGATTAATGGTCTCCATGGACCAAAACGTAAGAACCTCAGATAGTGTAGAGTTTGTGAGTGGAAATTTTACAGACTCCTTAACGCTCGGAGGGGTAGATGTTTCCAAGCTGGGCACATCAATATCCCAAGTAGAATCTGGAGCTGCAGAATTTCTTTTTATATCCGATGTCCAAGATAATAACGGCGTAACAAACAAGACCTTCTTTGACTCCCCGGATCCAAATCTTTATTTATCAGGAATAACAGTTGCATCTGCATCAGATCTAAGAGTGGAAATACAATGGGATGGCCCAAATTACGATTACATGGGGGAAGCTTTTATTAATAATCAAAAAATACCCTTAAGTAACATTGAGCAGTTAGGGCAAGACACCCGAAGATTTAAAGGTTTTTTGAATAATATAAACCTAGAGGGAGCCACATCAATAACCGCAACAGCTAACGGAAGAGTTTCTGAAATTTCATTAAACGAACTAGGTTTAGGTCCTGAGCCAATAAACATATTCATAGATGAAATTATCAACGCTACGCCAAAACCCCAGCAACAGCTAGGAGTAAGCCACTTAAAAGCTGGAGATAAAATAAACATATATGCAGACTTCGACACAAACGATATAACTTTAATAAAAGTTCACGGGTACGGATTAGCTCAAGAGATAGATTTCACTAACTATCAACTATCAAACCTGGGGGGCCGTTATAGAGCCACAATACCAGTGACCATCTCTAACGAAACAGGACCTCAACCCGTTGCAGTACAAGCGATAAACTCTTTTGGCTCCACAGGAGAGCTTAAAGAGTCTACCGACTTTATGCATTCTAGCGGGACAAGAAATTTAGATCAATCATACCCCATAATATCAGCCAATAATCCCAGTTCGTACAATGGAAGATCTGATGGATTAAGAGAGGGAGAGAGCACCTCCTTCTCAAACACCATTTCAAACTGGTCCAACACCTCCGATACAGTTTCATACACAGCCCTAAATTCAGACATTTCGATATCCAATACATCAACCTTTGAAAGCAGCAAGTCGGTAAATTATGTAAATGGAATATACAACAATTCAGACAATATAGAAATTAACGCAGTAAGAACAAACAACGGAGCAACCGATACGGAAAGAGTAAAAGTTAAAATCGAAAACGGCCCCGCAATAACAGGCGCAAATTTATCCGCTATAGCTACATCCTCAATACCGCCTCACTCTATAGGGACATCAGAGGTGAAAGCTGGAGACGTAGTAGGTTCAGAAATATTTATAGATGGAAAAGGTGTTAGTATAAACGACATCTCTATTTCTATAAGAGATGAAGGCTTATCAAATGGCTCTCAAACTAACTACAACTCAAACTTCTCCAAGACCGTATTGAGCGACGGAAGTTTTAAATTCGAAGTTCCGATAAATGTATTCGGGTCAATAGGCTCTTCGTCTAGAGATGGAGATCTCCCTATATCAATAAGAGCTAAGAATAATTTTGGCTCTACTAGCGACAAATTCACCACTTCAGACACCGCTCGACTTAACAACCTAAGCTTTCCGTCTGTGAATATCGGAGTAATATCCTACCCCAATTCACAACAAGCTATAAAATCCACGGAATCAGCAACCCTGAATAACACGGCTTCAAATTTCGACATTATAACTTATTCCTCTCAAAACAATCAACTCTCAATAGATAATTCCTCGTCGTTCCAATCCCTAAAAAATGTATCCTACTTAAATGGTAGTTATAATATAAAATCAGACGGAGGAGATAACAATATAAAAATATCCGCCACAAAAAACTCTAATGGAATAACTATAGAAAAGGAAGATGTTATAAATATCGCAAACACTCCACTAAGCTTGTCAATAATTAACCTTTCTCAAAAACTAAGTAGCTCACCGAGCGGAAACCAAGATCAGTTTTCTTTAGCGAGCGACCAACTAATGTTAGCGAACCCAACCTTAAGTACTGATACAGCCCAAGCAAACTCGTCAACTCTATCTCAAAACTCCCAAGGTACAGGAAAATTAAGCAACTCTTATACGATTACAGCTCTAGATGTAGATACAAAAGGAACCTTCTCCTGGCAAGCTTCGGCAGTCAATCTTGCAGGAATAGAAACTACGTCAATAGCAGTAAACCCCACATATAAATTGGAGGGTTTTTCCTCAAGAACGATAGAAGCTTCACCCAACAGTATTGGGCAAGGTTTAGCAAGCATAGGAACCTCAGTATCCAACCCTAATAATTTATCCCTTGAGAACATTTCGGAAGGAGGTTCCGCACAAAACGGAGGAACGATTTACACATACCAAACATACACAAACGGAGTCCAACTAGACAACACTTACGATATTAATAATAAATTTGCCATATGCGACATAAACGGAATCACCAACTCTAATGGAGATCATGTATTTAATTTAGATAAGTTGAATAGGTCCGCCAACACATCTACATTAAATCCCGCCAGTTTCGTAATTTCTGAATAAATATTCGAATTTATTGTGTAATAAAGCTCAATGAATATATTGCTTACTGCTAACTATAAAAACGGGTTATTCAGCAACGGACTTCAACAAAATATAGTTTTCCTTGCTGAACTATTAAAAGGTATTGGCTTTACTCCAATTATTGCCATAAATCATAAAACAGAAGAATGCATTGATCCACCATCTGATATTTTAATTATAGAAGAAAATGAATTATTAGAATATTGTGAAGATATATCTTTTATATTAAATACCGCATGGATGATTAATGCTGATAAAGTAAATTTTATAAAAAAATCAAACCCTGAATGTAAGAACGTTCACGTATTATACGGTAATTCAATGCTTGCGGATATTGAAAGGTGCAGTTGGGAAGATCACATATCAGTAAATCCGGACGCGGTCGATGAAGTTTGGATCTCCCCGCATTATGAAATATCATTCGAATACTTTAAAACCTACTACAAAACAGATAAGGTTTTTGAGCTACCCTATATATGGTCGCCAAAGTATGTAAAAATTCACGAAAAAATATGGAACTCAATAAACAAAAGCTGCTTTTATAATGAAAAAGATAAAAAACACATAGCAATACTAGAGCCCAATCTAAACATAACAAAGCATTGCCTTCCATCGATTATGGCGCTAGAAGAATTTTTTAATCAAAACGGAAAAGAGCTTAAAAAAGATATAAATGTTTACTGCAGCGCGAAATTAATAGACAAACTCTATTTCAAGACCTTAATTAATAAATTAAACATATTTAAACATAAAAAAATATTCTTCGCAAAAAGAAAAAAGGTTGCAGAAATCTTCTCCCACGAATGCGATTTAGTAGTATCTCACCAATTGCTAAACGGACTGAATTATACATACCTCGAAGCCTTATACTTTAATATCCCACTGGTACATAATTCAGAATACATAAAAGAAGCGGGTTATTTCTATCCAGATTATGACACTAATTTAGCCGCAAAAGCTATAAAAAATGCCATAACGAACCATAGCAAAAACCTACAACAGTACAAGGAAAAATCAGCACAAGTACTAAATAAATATTCACCAACAAACCCAATTGTTATAGAAAAATATAAAAAATTATTGTCATGAAAATAGGAATCACACTCGATATGTCCACGGCCTTTTGGGCCAGCGGAATGCAACAGCACATAACTTTTTTATACGATTTGTTTAAAAGAATAGGTCACGAATGTCACTACATAGTAAAAGAAAAACCTAAAAATAAAATGCATTTCAAACATACAGGTATGCTATTTACAGATTTAATGGAGGATGGTAATGAAAAGTTTGATCTATTAATTATTGCTGGATATGATATTCCCGCGAATGCTGTAAAAAAACTTAAACAAAGAAACGAAAAACTAAAAGTTATAGTCGCTCATTTCGGCCATAAATTAAACATTGATACATTTAATACCATGTTCTCAACAAGATATCCCAATAAAGATTATGAGTTAAACCCAAAATCTTTCGGCAAGGATATAGATCAAATATGGATATTACCTCACCACGAATCAGGCAAAGAGTATATAAAAACCTACTATGGAAACGACAATGTAATAACAACACCCATGATATGGGAGCCGTCATTCGTTCAGGAAGAAATTAATAAATTAAAAAACAAAAACTTATCTCCATTTTTCAAAAAAGAGTTCTCTAAAAAAGTTTGTATCTTTGAGCCAAACGTCAATATGTTAAAAACCTGCATGGTGCCATTAATGATCTGCGAAAGACTGGAGTTCAAAAAACCCAATAACATAGAATCCATAAATGTTTTTTGTGCAGAAAGAATCAGAGAAAGAAAATATTTTGAAGTATTCGTAAAAAGATTAGATATACTGCAAAAGAAAGATTTTTGTTATTTTAATAATAGATGGTCATCACTCGATGCGTTAAGTAAGTTTGGAAGTGTTATAGTGAGCCACCAGGAAGATTGTCAATATAATTACGCAAACTTCGAGCAGCTGTACATGGGCTTACCTTTAATCCACAATTGCCCAGATCTCTGTAATATCGGATATTATTATGAAAAACACGACATATTAGGGGGATCCAACCAGCTTTATAGCGCAATGATAAATCACGAAGAAGTTCAAGATCAATACACTCAGCAAGCAAGAGAAAAATTAAAAGAGTTTAGCCCATTCGAAACAAAAACTATAAACATCTTTTCAAAAATAATAGATGACATTAAATAAAATAAGTAAAGCTTTTTTCATAAATTTAGATAGAAGAAAAGATAGGTTAGAACATATAAATAAAAACCTACCATTTTTAGCAGAAAGGTTTCCTGCTATTGACGCGAAAAACCTAGAGTTAAACGATGAAATAAAAAAAATATTCGATAAAAACTTACAAAAATTTACAAAAGCAGAAATATCATGCTCCCTGAGTCATTATAAGCTATGGAAAAACCTAACACTAGATAAAGGCGCTGACAATTATTTAATATTAGAAGATGACGCGGTCTTCAAAGAAGGGTTTACGAATTTCTGGAATCAAGTGTTCAGTAAACATATACCTGAAAATTATAATTTAATATACTTAGGCGGTTGTCAGCCTTGGAATAAACCCCACTACCATAAAGCATTAGAAAAATATAATAATTATTTCTTTAACATTAAAAGAAACGATTTTTTCACTAAAAATGATCATTTTTGGCACATGAATGCAAGCTCATATGTTTTAAGTAAAACTGCTGCAAGTTTATTATGTCAATGGGTTGAGCAGAATGGAATAGATGATGCGCTTGATAATTTCATGCAAAGATTCTTTAATAAAAATGAGTTACTTGCTTCACCAAAAAGTATATATCATCTTAATCCACTCATGAGCTATCAATTGCACGAAGAAAATGACAATACAGAAATAGATAAAAAATCAGATTTAAGATTCGCAGAAGAAAAGTTTCAGTCGGTTGATTTAAAAAATATATTGTACTGGAAACACGAAACTGGAAGTGGTAATTTTGGCGACGAATTGAATGTTCCCGTAGGTAAGTTTTTGTTTGGAAATAGTGTTGACTTTAATAAAGAGGGTTCTGCGGAATCAATTAGGTTGATTGGTTCAAATTTAGGGGATATAAAAAGAGGTGATATTGTTTCTGGCGTGGGTTTTCATCATCACACTCAAAAAATAGAGTCAATAGGCGTCGAGTTTAATTGTGTTCGCGGTCCACTAAGTTTAAAAACTCTGAACCAACAGCTTGATGAGCCCAAGAATTGTTTTCTTGGTGACCCAGCATTATTATTGAAACTATTTCATGAGCCTAATTTACGCGAAGAGCTTGTAGATAAAATTGGAGTTGTGCCGCATATTTCTAATATCGATTATTTTAAGAAACAAGTTGGTCAGCTTGGTGATTTTTATTTGATTGATCCAACGAATTCATGGGAGCAGGTGGTGAGTGAAATTTATTCTTGTAGATCGATAATATCAAGTTCTTTACACGGTTTGATTTGCTCGGACGCTTACGACAAACCAAATGTGTGGATAAAAGTTCCAGGACAATCAATTCCTCCTTGTGATAAAAATAGTGATTATGGGGATTTCAAGTATTGGGATTATCTTTTAAGTCAAGGTAGGAAAGTTGAATTTATTAACAATATAAAAGATGACTTGTCGAGCAAATTGTATGGCGGGGGTAATAAAATTGATTTAGATAAAATGTTCTTTGCTATTTCTGGCAAAAAACTAATTAAAAACAATTGTTTTCCAAATTTAAAACCAATTTCATCAAATCAAATACCCAAAAAAATTCATCTATCTTGGAAAAATAAAAATGTACTTGATTCAAACTACGAACTTATTCGAAAAGGCGCGAAAAACCTAGAGCTACTGAATCCAGATTGGGACGTTCAGGTTTATGATGACGAGGACGTCAATCGATTACTGCGCGATTCAATTGGTCGCGACAATTGGAATTTAATAAAAGACAGAAAAATTACCGAAAAAACAGATTTGTGGAGATTATTAAAAACATATAAGGAAGGCGGGTTGTATGTTGATATTGATAGATATATTGATACTCCAATATCTGAAATTGTTAATCATAAAACATCATGTGTTTTACCAACTTTTCAAGACGTAGATTTCTCTCAAGATTTTATTTTGACTTGCGCGAAAAACCCAATCATAGGTCGAGCAATAGCAAACAATTTAAATTACAGAAAACAAGGAAAGCCTTTGTTTTTCTTGGCTGTATATTCTTACATGCAATCGGTGTGTGAAATTTTAGGCGCAAAGATTGTTGATCGCGGCAACAATCCAGAATATTTTAACGACATAAGAAAGCAAGTTGAGGCTTGTGCATATCTTGAAACTTTCCGCGAAATTGGTCCAGAATATCACACATTATACAGAAACATCGACAAACAATTTAATGCACAAATGTTTGAAAAAGATAAAGCAGATTTTTATAATGCAGAAAATGTTGTTCATTGGAATGCGCAAACTCAAGCATTTCATGTTTCACAAAAAACAAAAAAACAAAAATTAATATTCACACAAAATAATTTATTTGAGCAGGATTTTATATGTGAGTTGTTTGATGATTTTGATGTTGTTATCAATGAAGATATGAATATTGTAGAAGAGAATAGTGTGATTGTGTATAGCGATATGTATGCGAAAAACATAAATGCATATCCAGAAAAATTCCGCGAAAACCTAAATCAATTGCGCGCAAAGCAAAATCAATATTTTGAAAAATTAAAAAATAAAAATTGTATATTGGTTCATTTGAGCGACGAACATTGTCACGCCGAAATTGATCATTACAAAAATTTTAAACATGTGTTTCGACAATATTATAGAAAAGATGCTGTAGCAAACAATGTAACATTTATTCCTTTGGGATACAAGAAAGGGTTTAAATCATGAAGAAATATACTTGGTGTTTCGCGGGTCAGATTCACAAACAAGGTGATCGCGAAAAAATGATTGAATCATTGAAGAAATGCAATGGCGAATATCATATTCATGTAGCCGAGGGTTGGCAATCGGGCGATTCTTTGAGCACTCAAGAATATAAAAAAATATTAGAGCAATCAATTTTCGTACCATGTCCTCGCGGTAATACGAGTGTTGACACTTTTAGATTGTACGAATCGCTTGAGGTTGGTGCAATTCCAATTGTTGAAAAAGATGATTATTGGCGCAATCTACTTGGCGAACATCCTCTCATTGAAACTGCATCTTGGAACAACATATCAAATGATATCAACATACTTCTTGAAAATTCAGAGTGGGTAGTCGAGCATTCTAAGCGAGTACAATCTTGGTGGAACGAATATAAAAAACAATTGAAGCAAAAAATATCAAACATAATCTCCGCGAAAAGTAAACCTACTCAAAATAAAATTTATGATGTATGCTTTTGTTGCGATGAAAATTTAATAGAATATGCAATTAATCCCATAAATGCAATATCCGAAAAAAATGCAAATAATAATGTCATTATTCATTTTATTTATTCAGGGAAAGGAGGTGATTTACATTATATAGAAAATGCATTAGTCGATAAATCAAATATTGTACTTAAAAAATATATTGTAGATCCTCTTGATATTTCTGTTAATAAAACATGGAGATCAATCGAGCATTTATCAAGTGCAACCAATTTAAAATTACAGATTCCAGATATATTAAAAGATATTGATAGGGTTATATATTTTGATGTAGATACTATTCCCTATATAGATTTAAAAGAATTTGATGACGTAAAAACAGATATATGCGGAATCGCAATGCGTCAGGAAATTAAAAATGGTTGGCGAACATTTAATGGATCAAAAAGAACTGTAACAGAAAATAAAAACCCTATTGATTTCGGTGATCGAGTTATTGGAAATTCTGGAGTTATGGTTTTGGACTTAGAAAGCCTAAGAAAAAATAAATTTACAGATTTTTGCATAAAAGAAAAAATTAAAAATAATTATAAAATCCCCTTAACAGGAGGAGACCAAGACCTAATAAATATATATTGTAAGTGTAATTTCGACACACTACCCAAAGAATTAAATATACTCGTTTCTGATCAATTAAAAGATGTTACTAATGATTGTTTTAAATTGCAGCAATACATCACATCCCAAAAAGATGGAGTTCACCTATTGAAAAAAGGTAGTACAACCCAACATAGCCAGGGAGTGTTGCATTTTATTGGAAAACATAAACCCTGGAATAGCGATTGCTTAGGGTCTGAGTTTTGGCGGAAGTTTAGTTTGGTAAATGAAGATATAAGTTTGCACGAAAGAGCTCCAGGAGAAATCGTAGATTATTTTAATATAGATTGTCAATTAACCAATAAAAACTTATCTAGCATTGTTAAAGAAATTCAAGATAAAAAATGTAATTGTAATATGCTCGTTTTCGGACTAGGTAAAGATAGTGTTATATATGATACAGTCAATAAAGGATATACATTATTCTTAGAAACGAATCAGGCGTGGATAGACTTAAATCAAAACATAAAAAATAAAATTCTATATAATTTCCCAACAACTGTTAAAGATAGTCTTCCTATAAATAAAGACTATTTAAATGAGTTTGATATGCCTGATTTTATAGCAAAAACAAAATGGGATATCATTCTTGTCGACGCTCCTCCTGGAGATAGGTTTGAGGCTCCCGGTCGAGCTTTGCCTATATACTGGTCTAGTCAAATTGTAAAAAAGTCCCAAGCAACTGTTTTTATTGATGATTGCCGTAGAGATTTAGAGAAGGAATATTGCGATGAGTTTTTTCCTGAAATTAACTTTGATATGAGACGTGATGCTAAAAGAGGTGAATTTAGGGCGTATAAGCAAAAACAAAAGAATTCTCAAATTAATCCGCGAAAACACAAAGAATTTTTAAAATTAAGAAATGAATGGTCTAACTTAGTTGACTGCGATTACCTTAAATACATAAGTAAACATTTAAATCAAATACATATACCAAAAGAAAAATTTACAGTTTATAATTCAGGAAAGAAAATTGCGATTGTTAGTTTGTACACTCCTGAAATTGCAGATTATGCGATATGTTCTGAGATGAGTGTGAGAGATTATTGTTTGGCAAATGGATATACATTTTATGTTTATCGCGAAAAACTACAAGCTGATGCTAGCGCAAATTGGTCGAAAGCGCGCGCAATTCTCAATCACCTTGATGATCATGAAGATATTGTGTGGATGGATTCAGACACAATCATATACAATCCAAAAAAACGTTTTGAAGATATACTCGCTAAATGCACTGACACAAAAAAAATTATTGCATGTGAAGATATCGGCGCAAACAACAAAAAAATTGCCAAAGGTATGATGCTTAATAGTGGGGTTGTCATTTTTAGAAATCATAATTATACAAAAAACATAATTAAAAAATGGATGAATGCAGATTGCGACAAAAGTAGTTTGTATGCAAGCGGCGGCGATCAAGGGGTATTGTGCGATATATTAAAAAAGAGCGATGGATTTGGATTTAATAGAAAAATATTTGAAATGAACGAATTCAACACGGACCCAAGGTTAGTAAACGAAGATACATTTATATTACATTTTATGGCCTATCCATATGAATTAAAAAAAATATTCATGAGCTATTGGTGCAGCTAAAACGCCAAAACCCTTTGTTTATCAGGGTTTCATAAAAAATAAAAGTTCCCAAAAGCTTTTTTTAAACGTATATAATATTAATGGCAAAGGTATTCCGTACCGAAACATTAAGCCTATCGGACAATATCCGATTGGCCTCGAGTGGAGCTGGCGCGTTCGAAATTCAGAGCGCAGGCGGATCCACACTAATGAGTAAAGCTACAATCGAAAGCGATATCTCAAGCTTGCAAGCTCAGAGAACAATCGACGAAAGTGATACTAACACTGAAATCTCCAGCTTACAAGCTGCAGACGTTAAAAATGAGTCTGACCTTAGTGTTGACGTTTCTAGCCTTCAAGCTGCAGACGTTAAAAATGAGTCTGACCTTAGCGTTGATATCTCAAGCTTACAAGCGCAGAGAGTAATCGACGAAAGTGATACTAACACTGAAATCTCCAGCTTACAAGCTGAAGACGTAAAGAACGAATCCGACCTTAGCGTTGATGTTTCTAGCTTACAAGCTGAAGACGTAAAGAACGAATCCGACCTTAGCGTTGATGTTTCTAGCTTACAAGCTCAAGACGTAAAGAACGAATCCGACCTTAGCGTTGATGTTTCTAGTCTTCACGCCGTAAACTCTAAAGATACAACAGATATCTCCAGTTTACAAGCTCAAGACGTAAAGAACGAATCCGACCTTAGCGTTGACATTTCTTCTTTGCAAGCTCAGAGAGTAATCGACGAAAGTGATACTAACACTGAAATCTCCAGCTTACAAGCTGAAGACGTAAAGAACGAATCCGACCTTAGTGTTGACGTTTCTAGCCTTCAAGCTGCAGACGTTAAAAACGA